GGAAGGTCAAAAAGACGAAAAAGCGCGTGCTCCGCCGGGCGACCCGTAAACCAGTGACAAAGCCAGAAAACAATGAGTCGGGCGGCACGGAGGATGAAGAGTCCTGGTCGTTGCCAGCATTAAAAGACCTTCAGCCAGATTTGAGCAAAATTAACATCCCATTTTTACAGCAAAAAGCCGCCGCCCAAAAGGCAGGCCGACAAGCGACGCCCTCCCAGTTATAATTAACGCTCCGGCGGCATGGATGTCGCCTACAGCGTCAGTCAGGGAGGACTGCGGTATGGCGGCACGGTACAAGAATTATCACGCATTGTTGCGGCTGCTCAAGACCAAGTTTGCGGCCGGCTTCCCTGTCTCAGTCCGGCGCATGCGGATTACGGCCCGGCTTGAAGGTCGGTGCTGGAAGACGGGTAAGCAGTTTCACATTCAGATCGACTCTCGACTGGATGAAAACAAAGCCATGGACGTGCTGGTCCATGAGTGGGCGCATGCACGCGCGTGGAATCATCGCCTGGATTCTGCCACCACCGACGAGCAGTTTAACAAGTTATCCCATGATGCGGCGTGGGGCGTGGCGTACGCGGAGATTTATTCAGCGTATGAGCAGCACTTTACGCAAGCCTTGAAATAATGGGAAAATACAAGCCGTTGCCCCGCGAAGTTTTATTGGCCAAGAAATCCTGTTGTGGGCGCCGCTGTGTTAATTGTCCCTATGAGCCGAAGCATGTAAAAGGCAGCACAAAGGTTCCGCCATGAAAAACGTCCTGGCATGGTTGTGGCAGCGGATACCGATGTCTTGGCGTCCGCGGTACATCCTTGCTCAGCGACAACGGGCTGGTGAGTGGCTTACTGTGCGGAAAGCACATCTAGCGAAAGAGCCGTGCTGCCAAGCCTGCGGGAGAACGAAAAATTTAATCGTGCACCATGTGATCCCGGTGAGTTTTGATCCGAAGCGTGAACTGGACCCAGACAATTTACTGACGCTGTGCAAAGATCCTTGCCACATTGTATTCGGTCATTACATGGACTATCATTGCTGTAATTTACAAGTACGCAAGATGGTGGCTGAGTATCGTCGGGCCAAGCACCGCAAATTTTGCCTGTACAAAACGGACACGGGTTATGCTAAGTAATCCGGCTGCTGATACGGTCCCTTGGCGGGGCGCGGAATGCTATACTGTGACTTTGCCCCCGCGTAACTTCGTGCCGTTGCGTGTCAACCTGATATACAAACTGTAATACAATTGCGGAACAACACCATGAATGCATTTTCGTTTGGGCGGTTTGTAGCAGAAAAAGTAGCCGCTGGCCCAGCCGGCGGATTAATTACCAGCGGCTCTAAGCCTCTTCAAGGCCCTAATCCAATGAGCCCCAAGCCAATGGGTTCTAAACCGTCGGCTAGCACGAACCCTAGTTTTATGCAGTCCTACGGCAATGTTTTAGACCGCTGGTATAACCCGTTTACAAAACAGCGTAATTACGAGCGCGGCGAAAAAGGTTTAATGCGGGCCGGTCAGGCTGCTATGGGTATTGGTGCTGCAGCTGGGGCTGCGGCCGGTGGTGTCGCTGCCGCCGCGCCCACGTTGGCCGCCACGCCAGTTAGCAGCCTGCCGGCGTATTTTGCCGGTAATGCCGCTGCGGCAGGCACCGTAGCCGGTGCAGGGGCCGGCGGTGCTGCTGCGACACAAAGTCCCACGGCACAGCGAATGTTCCCGACGATGGCGAACGCGGCTTCAAGTGCGGCAAACTCTTTTAACCGATTTGCGACTGACGGGGCGATGCGGGTCAATGATCTGAAGAACACACTATGGAAAAAATTGCCGCACTCGGCACGCGAGTTTCATGAGACGATAGAGCACCATCCTTTTGCTCAAGCCTTGGACCCCAACACGGGTATCGCAAAACACATGAACCCGGTGAACACGTCTGGTAATTTAATGGGGCTGTTGCCGCACTCCGTTACGCTGCCGTACGAAGGTATGCATGAAGGGGCGCACGGCTTACACCACACACTGCATAACTTTGTAGGCGGCGGACACGGGCACGGTGGCGTTGAGCATGCGGGTGTGCACTAGGTTGTGAATACAGTCAATACATTTAAATTAATCGCTGGGCAGAAATAACATGCAGGCTTTTTCTTTTGGCCGTGCCCTCGGCGAAAAACTGGCTGCCGAGCCGAGTTTTTTGCGGTCTTACGGTAATGTCTTAGACCGCTGGTATAACCCGTTTACAAAACAGCGCAATTACGAACGCGGTGAAAAGGGTTTAATGCGGGCCGGCCAAGCCGCGATGGGAATTGGAGCGGCAGCAGGTGCTGCGGCCGGTGGTGTTGCTGCGGCCCCGACGATTGCTGGCATGGGCACCGGTACGGCGGCGACTGCGGGTACTGGCGGCGTCATAGCCTCGCAAACACCCGCGGGGCAAAACCTAATGCAACGTTTGCCGGCCATGGCTCAAAACGCCGCACACACATACTCGTCGCGCGTCGAGCCGGCTCTGCGGCGAGTTGGTTACGGCCCGGGAGACGCAGCCCATGATTTATATGCGGCGGGCACGGGAAACTTTGACAGAATTAAAGGCCCGAACTGGGGCGCGGTTGGTATGAAACCGCCGTCTATGAACGCAGTCACGGGCGCCCCGAGCGGATGGACGTCTGGCTTGTATCCGACATTGCCGCGACCGACAGAGGTTGTTAAAAACATAGCGTCGGCTGTCCCGGCATCTTCAGTTCTTGCACAGGCTAAACTGTAATGGCACTTTGCCCCGCATGTGAATCCGCATTAGTCGAGATTCGCTCAAAACACGTCTGTCCGTTTTGCCACATCATCGTCGAGACGTGCTGCGACGGCGGTGAATGTCGGCCGGCGGTAGCAGGCTGGAAAAAACTTGTCGAAGAGACGGCCCCGGCACGACAAGCGTATATGTCAAAAGTCCAGAACACCCAAGAGGAGTGCACTCGTGGCTGAATCTGCCAAGAAGTTTATTCTCAACGCCGAGCAGCGTGTTTATGTCGCAGAAGATTGGGGCCACGAGGATTGGATTTGGAACGGACGGTATTGCGGGAAAAAGTTGCTCATTAAAGCGGGCAAAACGACGCCATGGTCGTATCACCGCGTTAAAGACAAAGTCCTGTACGTCGAATCTGGGAACGTTGTGTTAACATATGGCTATGACGAAAACACTGCAACGGCGTCAAATTTAACACTTGGGCCGGATGCTGCGTTTCACGTTCCGCCTGGAATGTATCACAGCATTAAGGCAACAAGTGAGGCGCGGCTGCTTGAGTTGAGCACGCACCATAACGACAAAGACGTCTACTCCAACGGCGACCCCGCGGCTGAGGATAGCGATGAAGATTAAGCAGATTCTTAGTCGCGGTCTTGAGAAGTATGCCGAGCCGGTAGTTCAACCGACTGCCGGTACACAACCGATCAAACCATTAGGTGCCCCGCCGGCAGGTGCTGGAAATAACGCCGCGAGTTTACCTCCCGCGGCACCCGCGCCGGCACCAGCACCAATGCCGCCTGTGCCTGCCCCAGCACCAGCACCAATGCCGCCTGTGCCTGCCCCAGCACCAGCACCTGCACCAGCGCCCGCGGCACCCGTACCGAACGTTATGAAGCCGCCGCAGGCACCACCAACGCCTGCCCCGACACAGCCGGCTAATCAAGCCCCGCAAACGTCTCCGGCTAATGACAAGATGCCGAAGTTAATCGAGCACGCTCAGGCGACGCTTTCTGCGGCTAAAACACCAGAAGCCAAAGCGGAAATTGAAAAACAATTAGTACCGAATGTGACAGCACAAGTTAAAGCAACCGCCACACCCGAGACGTTAGATGCGGCGAGCCGTGTCATGCAAGGCGACACCGAAGCCGCCGCACCTGCCCGCGATAACTTTATTACAGATCAGGCCGGCGGAGATCCTACGAAAACACAAGACCCGACATGGTACGGCCAGGCCATGGGAATGTGGGACGGGTTAGGTCCGACAGGTCAGGCCGCGTTTATGGTCGGCGTGCCTGCGGCATTAATCAGTCTTTTATCGGGTGACGGGCTGATGGGGATCTTAGGCGGTCTTGGCATCGGCGCTCTTGGTGTCGGTGCCGGTGCCATGGGCATGCTTGGTGAAAACACACAGGCTGGTATGGGCCGCATGCTGGGCGACGCTGCTAATTTTTTCGGCGCTATTCCTGAAGAAGCCCGGGACTCAAGTATGTTTGCCCCCGGTGCGGACGCGGCTGTAAAGCAAAAAATTCAAGATGCTATTAAGGCGGCACCACAAGGCCAGGGTGCGGCTGTTGGTCAACGGATGCTCGACGCTGAACGGGCGAAGTTTGAGCAGTTGCGGCAACTGCACGCTACCAACCCAGAACTTGCCAATAGTTATTTAATGGGCATGCACGGCGAATACGCGCCCAAGACCCGAGAAGAAGCCGCGGCGTTATTCGCACGCCTTCAGCAACAGTATGACGAGACGGGGCAGCAAGGCTATTTGTACAACCAAGCATTGCAAGCCGCACAAAAAGAACGCGACGCACGACTGCAAGAAGCGAGAAGCGGCGGCAAAGGTAGCTGGGGCATGGCACTGGGCAATGCTTTCGGCGTCGACACTGATGCCGCCGCTGACGCAGCCATGCACGCTGAACTGGCTGAACGAGGATTTTTCGCGCCAACAGAAGGGAAGGAAACACGTGCCTCTATGAACATCGCACAAAAAATTGTACTGAAACACGCTGCTTTAAAAGCCGCACGGTGTTGGGAAGGTTACGAGCCGGTTCCAGGGAAGAAGCCGTATAGCAATAATTCGTGCCGCCCGGCTGGAAGTAAGAGCAAGAAAAAAAAGACTGAGAAGAAGGCGGCACAACCAGTATCACAATTCAGCCAAACGGCGTTCGATCGCCCGTACGCCGAAGCCGCGTTTAAGCAGCACGGAATTCACTTTAATCCAAAAAGCACTGATCAGCAGTTGTACAACCTGTACACCCGAAAAGGTACAGTGCGGCCGGGGCAAAAAATGAACCCGTTTCAATCTATGGTTGGGGCGCATCACGGTTATTTGCCACCTGCGCCGCTGCAGCCAAACATTAAGCCACAACCTGTGCAATCAACGGCCCCGGCGAACAGCGTAGCAAGCGTCACGCCGGTAAAAACAAAAGTACCCACACCGGTAAGGTAACTTATTGCACAACCAGCCGCGATAAAAAATAGGCAAGGAACGCCGCAATGCGAACAAACAACAAGTCGGTTCGAAAGGCTGAGCGAAAAGCAAAGAGGAAAGTCAAAGCAGTAGAACAACTGGAGAAACAAGACAAAAGCGCATCGCTGATTATTGAGTGGCGCAACGCCAGTCAGAAGCATGCCTGGAATACGATGAGCAAAAGCCCCATGACGTTTTTGCTAGGGTCGGCTGGCTCTGGCAAAACGTTCTTGGCTATGGCGTATGCGCTCAACGAAGTATTAAACAAGCGCCGCGAATTCATCGTGTTAACGCGGCCCATCGTTGAAGCGGGCGAGCGGCTGGGTTATCTTCCCGGCACGTTCGGCGAGAAAGTTAATCCGTACATGGCTCCGTTGTATGACACGATGGACGCTTTGATTGGTAAGTGCGGCCCCAAACGGGAAATCATCAATAAGAGCATTATGCTAGCGCCGCTGTGCTACATGCGCGGGCGAACATTCAATAACGCTATTTGCATTTTTGACGAAGCGCAGAACGCGAGCTACCAGCAACTCAAGTTATTTCTTTCGCGCTTTGGGCAGAATACCCAGGTCATTGTTACCGGTGACCCGTTTCAAAGTGACCTGCCGTATAGCCCGCCGCCGCTGGTCGACGTCGTGGCTAGACTTCAGGATGTGGCCGGCATTAGCACGATTAAATTCACAACAAATGACGTGGTGCGCCATCCGCTTGTAGCCGCTATCTTGAAAAAGTTGTAATGCCCCGTTGACTAGTTTGGGTGGACCGCTGTAGATTACGGCACACCCCGCAACGGAGTACACATGCGACCCAATCAGGTTGAGTGGGAGAAGGCGCAGAAATGGGAGCGCGACTGGTGGTTGAACACACCGCAGCAGTACAGTGTAGAAATTAAAAAGGGCGACACGGTTGCCGGCTGGCTGGGTATCAAAGATTCTCCCGACCTGGCTGTGGTCGATATTGGCTGCGGGCCCTTCTCTATTCTGCAGCGCGTCCAGGTCGGGTTTGGCTGTGCGGTTGACCCGATTAATTACGGCTCTTTGGAGCTGGGCTATACGGCGGCAGCTATTTCGCGTGTGTTCTGCCGCGGGGAAGAACTCAGCGACATACTTCCTGGTGCCAAGTTTGACGAGGCATGGATCTACAACTGCTTGCAGCACGTCGAAGATCCGACTGCCGTCCTTCAGCAGTCAATCCGAGTAGCCAAACGAGTACGGCTATTTGAGTGGATTAATTTGCCGCCATACACAGGGCATTTGCACACGCTCACGGCGCCCATGCTTATGGCACCGTTCAAAGAAGCAGGCTGGCACACAGACTTCCATTTTCAAGGTGTCGCCGATGCCGATGGCCTCAACGGCGAGTTTTATGTCGGCGTCTTTAGCCGGCCGGAGCAGGCATGACCTACACGTTCGTTACAGACGACGCTAATCCGCACCTGGGCGGCAATATCAACGAAGGCGATCCGTTTACATATTCTCCGACGACGTGGCGGTATCTCGTAGACCGGTTTGCTGTGCGGACGCTGTTGGATTTAGGCTCCGGACTGGGCTACAGTGCCCATTTTTTCTCCAAACTTGGGCCGCTAGTCGTAGCCGTCGACGGGTTAAAAAAGAACGTCGAAATGTCAAGTTTTCCAACAATTTTACATGACATAACGCATGCCCCGCTGTACTGTGCTGTAGATTTAATTTACTGCGTCGAAGTCGTCGAGCACATTGCTGAGCCGTACGTGCCGAACTTAATGGCGACGTTTCAGGGGGCGAAGTTTGTCATGCTTTCGCACGCCGTTCCGGAGCAGGGCGGTTACCACCATGTAAACTGTAAAGACGATAAATATTGGGTTGACCAATTTAACGTTGCCGGGTTTAATATGCTTCCCGAAGACAGTGCGCGTGTGCGGCAGTACTCGGCACTTGATAGTGCCCACCACATTGCGCGGTCAGCCTTAGTATTTGCACGCAGATGACTCATGAGCGCCGTACCTGAACTCGACCGCTTGCTCGACGAACATGCGACCGTCAAAAAAAACAAAAGGTGGGCACAGCGAGAACGGCTGCACCGACGGGCATTTGGTTGCATGCTGCTTTGCGTACTAACGTTTTTTCCGTTGGTGTTATTCTTCGGCGACATCGGTGCTTTTATTTGCGGCGGTGTGATGTTGTTTTGCCTGGCCCCGATCCTTACGTCGGCCGTGTTTGATTTACTGACGGTTTGTTTCACAGATCCACCGCCCCGCGATCCAACGAAACGTTACACCTACAAATAACCCCTGGTCGTTTTGCATGGATGCAAAAAACCGGTTCACGTCGAAGGTGCTCGTGCCGCCGGTGCCAGACGTCGAGACGCTGGGGCCAAACTTTTCTAAATTGCCAGACGCGCATGTGATCGCGGCAATTGCGGAAAACATGGCGGAGAACGAGATGTTCCGCCACGGCATTATGCCTTGCGTGCCGCGGTTTGATATCGGCGTCGACCGCATCACGTACTTTGGCGACGTAATTAAACGCGTGCAGGTTAAAGGGCAGGAAACCAAGAAACGTCGCACAGACAAGAGTTACGTATTCGACCTGCGGCGAAGTACAAACGGCGTTACGACGAGTTATCGCAAAAACGAACTAGACGCATTTATTTTTGTGCATACGGAACTACGGCTGTTTTATATTCTTCCGGCCAGTAAAATCTTGCCCGGCCAGACATCAGTGACATTCAGCGATAGTGTGCGGCAGCAATGGCAAAATGCGTGGTGGGTTTTAAAAAAGGAGCGTGAACATCATGTCAATTAAAGCAACGTACGACCGGTTTGATTTAGAGCAGGCCCTCATGGCGTGCTGGCAGACGGTAGACGACCTGCAGCTCTTATCTGAGATGGTCACAGAAGACGCACTGGACACGGACAAAATTGCCAACGCGGTAATGGGCATCGAGTTGCTGCACGAGATGCGCTGCAAAAAAACCATGGACATCTTTGAGCACGTCGTCTCGAACGGCGAATTGGATAACGACACCGACATTGACTGACTTTAACACGCTATTAAATAGGAGACCAGCATGACGCTCCCGCAGTTTTTAGACCTGATGAACGCGGACTTACAGAACGAATGGACGCATTTGCAGTTTTATCTTTATCACGCGTCATCTGTAATCGGCATCCACGCGGCCGAATACCGAGAGTTTTTCTTGGAGTCCGCCAAAGGGGAAATGCAGCATGTCCAGCAGTTTCTAGATCGGCTGTTTGGGCTGCACTTTAATCTGCCAAATTCCAGCGGCAAACAGTTTCCGCTTTGTCGTAATACGGAGTCGGCACTGGTTGAGGCTTTAAAGCTAGAAGAAGAAGTCATCAAGAACTACGCCACGCGTCTTGCACAACTTGACGCACTGATGATCAACAACCCCATCGAGGCGACGTACTTGCGTATTTTTTATGAAGATCAGTTGCAAGATAGTTATGAAGACTGTGAGCGTATTCGACAGATTTTAGGCGATACGCTGGCGCACGCTTTCCGGGCGGTCAACTCGCGACCTTAACACACGAGACAGTACTGCCATGGAAAACTTCAGTTGGGCCACCGCCGGAACAGTATTTGTCGTCTACATTTTGTTTGACATTTTGTACGCCCTGTACGTGATTTGCGTCAGTCGTCAGCAGGCTTTGAAAGCCAGCGGAATTAGCGCCGTGTTGTATAGTTTGGGCGCTTACGGTGTCATGAACTATCTGCACAACCCGTGGTATCTCATTCCGCTAGCGTGCGGGGCGTTTATCGGCACGTACATTGCCGTGAAATACATGAGCAACTGGCACGCATGACGCCGTACAGGCTCACCACGATCGCTATTGATTTTGACCGCACGTTCACCAGCGACGTGGAAATGTGGCGGTATATGTTGCGGTTGTTTGTGAGCCGCGGACACACAGTGATCTGCGTGACAGGGCGTACTGATTCGCCGGCTAATAGGCTGCAACTTCTGCACGTATTTGGCGAAGACACTTTTAAACTTTTAAAGGACTGTATTTTCTGTAATCACGGTCCAAAGCGGGCAATGACGTTACAACGCGGCTACAAAATCGACATTTGGATTGACGACCTGCCGGAGGGCGTCGGTGCCACAGATCCGCGAGAGTTTAAAAAACTAGAAGATCAGTTTGACGTCTGCGAAACGCTGCCGTTATTTATGCCTAAAGCCGTAAACCCTTATACTGTCTGGGAACCGAAACTTGTGGTACCAGAGTCTCATGGATAGTTACATCATACATGTGTCCATTTTGCTGGCTTTCGCACTTGGCTATATTCTTGGGCGCCTCGATATTATTGCGAGTCGGCTTACGGGCCCGGCTGGGCCGGTATATCAATCTCCGCTCGCGAAGCCATCGCGATCTGGACGGCCCACGCCCGTGCTGCAGCCAGACATCAGTACAATTGACATCAATGAAACAAAAGTCGTGACAAAGATTAATACAGACGGGCTGCAGAAAGCCTCGGACGTGGAGCTCGGGACAACCACGGCAAAACAAGACACCATTAATGCCTCGGTTTCCAAACTGGCACAATTAAAGGGTAAATAAAATGGCCAAAGGTTTAGACGTTGGTACTTCATTCATTGTCCTGGCTTCAGACTCCGAAGCCCCCGTTAGCTACACCAGCGACGATAAGTTCGACTACGTGAAGTACAAGGAACTGCGTGACGCGTTCTTTGCCATCAAGCCGACGACCCCCGTGGCCACGAAGATGATTGAGAAAGGCCTGCAGGGCAAGTTATTCGTCAAAGACGCTGACGGCACGTTTATTCTTCTTGGGCAAGACGCTATTGAAAAAGCCATCGAGCGCAACGAGTCAGCCAAACGGCCCATGTTCCGGGGCGTTGTTTCGGCCAAGGAAAAAGACGCTCGGCGCATCCTGGCGTACATCCTGAAAGAAGTCGTCGGCACGGCCAGCGAACCCCACGAAAAACTTGTGTTTTGCGTTCCGGCCCAGCCCGTCGACCAAGAAGACGAAGACTTTGACGTTGGGTATCACGAAGACGTGGTTATGACCATTTTGGCCGAATGCGGGTACATGGCCCGGGCGATCAACGAAGCCGAGGCGCTGTGCTATTCCGAACTCGAGAAAGATGACTACACCGGCGTGGCACTGTCATGCGGCGCTGGCATGGTGAACTGCTGCATCATGCTCAATGGTGAGCCGACAGTCATGTTTAGCACCACCAAATCCGGCGACTGGATTGACCGTATGGCCGCCGTCGCTACTGGTGAAAAAGACTCGGTGGTACAGGCCGAGAAAGAGCAGGGTGACTTCACGATTGGCGAACAGAACGATAATCCGGTGCTGGCTGCTGTAAGTGCGTATTACGAGCGGTTGATTGACTACACGACCAAAATGCTGGCGCACGCGATTGCTGGCCACAAGGCGTTACCCAAATTTAAAGATCCGTTGCCGGTTGTAATTGCCGGAGGGACCAGCCAGGCCAAAGGCTTTATTGACGTGTTCGCAAAAAAATTGGACGACAACGGATTTCCATTACCAATTAAAGAAGTGCGGCACGCCAATGACCCCCTGCATGCCGTCGCGCGTGGTTGCTTAATTGCAGCCAAGATTCTCTGACGCAGGGCCGTAGACAGGCCGCAAGTCGGTCGCTACGATGGCTCCGTTGTTTTCTGCTTTGGCTACAAGGATGTTATATGGCGGCAAGAAGTAGGACGCCGTTTGACGGTATTATTATTTCGCACCTCGGGAACATCGACGGGCGACAGCCAGACAATGAAAATAAACTTGCCTATATTCAAAAAGCCCTCAAAGCCGGCTGGCATGTCTGTGTCGATGTCGTATTCCACTGCGGCACTTTTATCTTGCCCTACGACGGCGGCTTTAATCCCGCGCCACCTGCCCTGCTATCCAAGCAGCGCGTCTGGTGCCGCGCTCACGATCCGGCCACCCTGGACGCTTTATGTAACGTCAGCGCCCACTCGTTTTTAGATACGCAGGGCTTGGCGTTAACAAGTGCACAATTTGTATGGACGCTCCCGGGGCACGAGTTAACATCTCGGTCAATTGCTGTATTTCCAGAGACAGCCGGCGAAGACTGGCTAGCACTTTACGAGCCAGCCGGCCTGTGCAGCAACGAGCCGATGCGATATATCTAACGTACTGACAGCCGGGCGGTAAAAGACTGCCAGCCACCGATCTTTGACAACCTATCTTTATTGCCAGCCCGATTATCGCGGCCAGGGTAATACTGTTAAAATTGAAGTGCGTCAAAAGTTAGTCGTGGTGGCCGGCTGGTTAGGGTCGTTTTTTACCGCAGGGATGCGGCAAAGTTCGGCAGGTTCCGCGGTCAGATATAGTCGTGAGCGCGGTTGGAGGTACGGCGAATGCCACACAAAGTAAATTTTACTTTTGTAAGTCGTCGTAAAACCCTGGTTTAAATCAGGGTCGGTCTCGCGGAAGGGGATCGCGAGGGCTTTTGACGCATTTAACATAAAGCAAGCAATATCAAGCGGTTATCATCATGTCTGACGAAAATTTGCACGCTATTGCCGTATTTATCAGTGCTTTCGGGGCCGCGGGCTTCGCAGGCTTGGCAACTCTTTTGCGGTTTGCCAAAAAACTGTCTAAACTTAATGTCATCAGCTCGATGCTTAACGCCGGTTTTCTGGGGTTAGCCATCGCACTGATTTGGTATCAAAATTACTGCCGGACAGAAAATGTATACGGCCTAATTGGGATTTGCGTGCTGGCCGGCATGGGCGGCTCGACGCTAACCGATTTGGCGATTTCGTTGTTATCTGGTGCCGGTATTAAAGTCATCATCCACCATGAACGTGATCATGAGGAGTTGCATCAACATGACAATGAACGTCCGTAAACAATTGAGTGTCGCCGCGTGGGGCGCCAGTGCGTTCTGTGCGGTGTTGCTGCTGCTGTCCGCACAGGCCATGGTCAACCATTGCGTGTCCGCTGTCCACGCGTCTTCGGCCACGAGTGCTGAAGCGATCGGCGGCTCGCGTTGAATTATTGCTCGGTGGCGCAACGGTAGCGCGGCGCACTGTTAATGCGATGGTTCTAGGTTCGAATCCTAGCCGAGCAGCGTACAAGGAAAACCCATGAACAGCTTATTCAGTCTTGATCCGCTGTTGTGGGAAACATCGTTGGAAGATCAAACCGTGTACCAGCTTGGCAACGCCATTGGCTGGCTTGGCCGCACGGGAACAAAGACGGCTGCAAATCATTCATTATCTGGCCGCTTGTATCTGGCAAAAAGCGGATGGCTTCTGCTATCTGTGCCAAACGCGTTAGTCCGTGGATTATTTGACGCCTTGGTGGCGCCCGGGGCAGAACTGCCGTTGGCCGGCGCGATGAATGTGCCCAACGTTGACGCAGATCTTTTGAACGCCCATATTTCTGTGATGACTGCCGACGAAGTGCAGTCGGTGGGTGCCGATAAGATCAATGAGCGTGGCCACAACTTTGGCTACACACTTGGGCCGTTAAAAGAAATAACCGTCCGAGGCATTAGCGGCGTAAGCAAAGTTTGGGCCGTGCAAGTCTCGAGCCCCGGCTTAACCGCAATTCGCAAGAGTTACGGATTGTCGCCGCTGCCGAAGGGCCATCCGTTTCACATCACGGTCGCAGTACGAAAAAAGAACGTGCTCGGCGACAATGAGGTACGCAAAGCCGCTGCCGCGGACCCGAGCCAGGTTGTGCTCGTAAGCGGGCATTCTGGGGCCGGCAAATCTACGCTGTCAAAAGCCCTAGCCGAAAAATTAAAACTGCCGCGCGTATCGGTCGATCAAGATCCCAATTTTCAAAAGTTTCTTGACGACAATACGCCGGATAATCATTTGCCAGCCGGCTCGCCCAAAGAACAAGACTTTCGGGCACTGATGCGGCAAACGGCTATGCAAACGTTGGAGAAAAACGACGGGCCCGCCGTGGTCGAGGGTGTGCAGCTGTCGTATCTTCCGCCTGAGATTTTAAGCAAATACAAAAGGGTGCATGTAAACCCGCCTGTCGAGCAGGCGTACGAACAACGCCTTAGCCGCACAAAACAGCGGTACGAAAAAGACCCCGCAAAAAAATGGACGCCGGACGTCGAGCAAGAAAAAAAGCGTATTGCCGATCTTGTCTATAAGTTTCACACGCCCACGATTGCGGCGTATGACAAACTTCCGGGCACGCTGAAATACAAACCAGGGCAAGACCTTTCGGCCCTACTGCAAAAACTGCAAAGCCAGCAGAAACAGGCGGATCTGTTATCTGGTGGCGAAGCCGACGGCAAGGCCGATAATAAGTTTTTGAAAAAAGAATTAACTAGGGGAACACGGCATGAGCACGAGCACACCGACAACGATCAAATCGCCAAAGAAATTGCCAAGGATCACTTGTCCGAAGACGCGGCCTACTACGACAAGCAAGAAAAAATAGAGAAAGCCGCGCAGCCCGAAATCCTCAAAGACCTTTTAGCGGCAAAAGAACATTCGGATAACAAGCGCTACGACCACAAGGCCGCGATCATTCGGCGCTTGATGGCACAATCGCCTGATGACTGGGTAATCGACGACGCTAAGCCGAAATACAAAGGCATTACCCACCGGCCCACGAATTTCAGGCTCCACATAGATCCGACCGTTATTCCGGCTGGCGTAAAAGCCGCGGCGAACAGCGTGTATTTAAATGAACTGCGGAACTCGGTATTTGGCCGCGGTCCTTTCGCGTATGACATGCAGAAGCCTGTGTTTGAGAACATCCGTAATCACATGGCTGAAATTAAAAGACGGGGCGACTGGATGCTGCAAGCCCAGCGGAATAATCAGTCGTATCAGGCGTTTATTAACCCGGCTTATCGCCATCAATTAGCCCTGCAGGCTTTTCACGGCAATATGCCGCAGCCATCAATCGTAGATCAAACAATCGAGCGGTTTGGCGGCAACTTTTTAGGAACACCGCGATGAGCAAAATAAACTGGCCCTGGCAGCCAAAGCCGAAACCTTCGCCGACACCAGACGTAACGCCGGACAAGCCGTCGCCGCAATGGATGCGTGCATTGCTGCTGTTTCGTAAAATACCTATTCAGAAATTGTTCCCGGCATTGACTCTGACGTCGTTTATTGTTTTTTTAGCTCTCAGCGGTCTGATTGCCTGGATTGTCGTAATTCTGGCTTTTGCCGTGCAGTTATTTCGAGTGTTAACGTGATGCAGCCGTCGCACGATATTTCCGCGTGGGAACAGGTACCCAACAGGGTGGCTGCGTTGCTGCCTGTTGTGGCACACATTAAAGCCGCCCACGTTGACGCCGTAAAAGACACCGGCTTACTGAGCACCAGTTTTGTCACGTGGCGTCCGGCGACCAATACACTGACTGTGTACGCGAGTCACGACCCGAGCAGCGAAACCCAACAAAAGTACGCAGCGGCTATGCCGCAATGGTCGTGTGTATTTCAGCGTTTAGCGCCCCTGAACATTGCCGAAGAGATTGTTGTAAAAAAAGCAGGCATTACCGGTATCGCGCCAACATTTGATGCCGCACAAAACGCGCTTGGCGGGCCAACCCCTCTGACCAACGCTATTGTTACGGGCTTGGCTGCTGGCGGTCTTGGGTATGGTGCCGGCACACTGATTGAAAACTTATTCCCGGAGCGCTACTTAGAGCGCGGTAAGCTGCGAAATACGCTGGCGCTTATCGGCGGCTTGGGCGGCGTTGGCCTTGGGGCGAACAATGCGGCAGCGAATGCGCGAGCCAAAAATACAAGTTTTTTGCGTGGCTGGACAATTAAAAACTCGCAGTTTGGCGTTTACGCGCCAGAATTGAATCCGGCTATTCCCGGTGACTCGGGCATCATGGCGCCGTCGGTTAATATCCAACAATTTAACAACGCAGTTTGGAACGACGCCCGTAAAGGTTTTTATAACGGGTTTGAAAATCACACACCGCCGGCTTATGCCGCTGCGGCAAGCGGCATGATGACTGGTTTAGGCACTGGTCTACAGTCGCCGATTATCAGGCCGTCTGATGTTATTAACGGTATCGCGTCCGCCGGCGTTGGCCTAGCCACCGCGACGATGGCCGGCAAAGCGTTGTCTGCAATGGCCGGCTTAACGCCGCTAGCCCAAGAGAAACTCCAGGACATGGGGTTATGGGGCGGAATGATGCACGCTATTGTGCCATCTATGTTAGGCATGCGCTGACGTGCTTGCGAATTTGTAACTGTTAAGGCACAATATAGTGTTGTGCTTTTACTCTAGGAGGCTCTATGTCGACACGTAAAGTAAGCGTTGATACTGTCCGCGAAGAAATGCGGATGTTAAATGAGGCGGCCAACAACACCGCCGAAACGGGCGTTGGAAACTGGATGTCGTCTGATTTTTGGACAATGGCTGGTTCGGCTGTGGCTAATCTTGTGGCTGTGGCTGTGCTTATTGGCTGGGTCAGCAACACAACAGCTGCTGAGCTGACGCAGGCGTTGACCGCCGTCGTGGGTGCGACGCAGGTCATTGTTGTGAACGCGGCATTGGTGTGGAAGTATCTGTCGAACCGCAATCAACTGCGGGCGACTATCCTGAGCCATCGCTACCACTATTTGGAAGCGACCACCATTGAAAAAATGCGGATGACCGCACAGCAATAACATGACAAACGGAGATCTCCAAAAGCGGGTCGATGCTTCGCCGCGTTTGTCGGCACTGCGGGATCGACTTACAAACGAGTTGGTGTTTCGGGCTGACAACTCAGTTCAGTTCGACCCGCTTTTGGTACTCGCGATTATTTCGTTGATGCTGCAGATTATCTATTACTGCCGAGAGTTGCGAAAACCCGACGAGATTAAACAAGACATCAAAGACATTCGATCGTTGCCCGCCCGCAAACTAATTCGTTTGCGGCGCCGGGCAAACCTTTTGTGGCGCGACTGTTGTGCGGACAAACAGGACAGCCGGCACGACGCTAACCCTATTTTGACGGCACTTTACGAACTGGGCGAGTCGGCTGATGACGCCACGCTGGACGAATTAATCGAACTAGCGAAAGAACAATAAAGGTGACACAGTATGGCAAGGACGCCAAAAAAACAAAAAAACGAAATTCTCTCCGCTAATGAAACACTGAAAAAACTCTTTGACCTTGGTTACTTTGGTGAAACACCGTGGGCGAAGGTTAAGACAATTCGCGGGGCCGATTTATCGCGGGCTGTAAAAGCCTATCAGGAGTTTAACGGCCTGGAGCCGACCGGCGCCGTTGAGCCACGCACTGCTAGTCGCATTCACAGGCCGCGATGCGGGCTACCAGATTTTAATCTGACGGCGCCTGGCGGTGCTCCGTGCAAGTGGCTGCATAAAAAGATTACGTACTATCACGACATTACGCTTCCAGGCGTAACAGACGAGCAGGTTAAAGAAGCGTACGACATTGCTTTTTCGCAGTGGGCCGAAGTTTGCGATATTGAGCCGACCCGCGTTGACGGCTCAGATAAAGCAAACATTTATGCTCGATCAGGCGTTGGCCGTGCTAGCGGATTAGATAACAAGGGCGGCACGCTGGCCTGGAGCGAATTACCGTGCGGCGTAACTGAAAACGTGCAATTAGATCAGATGTTCGACGAGGCCGAGCCGTGGTCATTTAATATGGCCGTAGCGGTGATCTGCCACGAACTTGGGCACGCGCTTGGTTTGCCACATTTAAATTCTGGCAATTTAATGGCGCCTTATTACGATCCAAATGTAACTGGCCCACAAAAGGGCGACATTAAAGAAATTGTCAAACTATACGGTAAGCGTAAAGAAAAATACGCAATTACAAAAGACGCTGCGCCGCATATTCACGGTACATTAGTCATTAATGGGCGGCCGTACGTGCTCGTGCCGCAAACTTGATAGAATAACTGTTTTGGAGGTAACCTATGACTGCGTTTCAAATAGTAGCGAGTGTAGTGTTTGTTGCTGTAATGCTGGCGGCATACCGACAGCAGATTGCGTCGTTGCTGACTAAAACTGTCGGTGCAGAGAGGGCACCGGAAGTACAGCAATCGATCGCCGTTATGCTCGTTAACGATATCGTTGCGGTTACAAACCTGCGCGATAAACTTTCTGCCGAAGACTGCCCCGAAGGCGTTGAGGCGTGCACGAATCTTCTTCGCGTTATTGTTGAGCACAAGCAACCGTCGAAAGGTGTTGTATGAAAAGGTTAGTTTGGTTGGCCGGTCTAGTACTGTTGGCCTCGTTTGCTGAGCCGTATATTCGCGGCACATATCAGCAGGCGCCGGTTGTTGTCGAAGACAGCAGCACTGACAAGACTGATCCGACAATCCAAAAATTGCTTGCCGACGCTGCAGCTGCTGACAAGGCGGACGTTCGCGGCATATACAAAGCATTACGGGCTGTCGTTAATCGCGATGCCGGCAAGCGCGTCGTAACGACCGAGCAGTGGAGCGATCTGCAGGAGAACACGCTGCAACTCGCAATCACACAGGTGAATAAGTATCCAGGATTAGATGAGGCAATTGAGCAAGTATTTTTGACCACGCTCGGAACAGACGACGTGCTGCCGGGCAACGAACAGACGCGCTCAAAGATTGTTGAAGCGTGCGACGTCATCATTAACTCGGCCAAATAATGCCTTCGTTGTTTACACTTTTTGTTGTAGTATGTTTAGTTGCGTGGCTTGTCCTTATACTGCGAGGACAAGAACCGCCCGTGGCCCCGCAGTATTTACGTTGTATCCAAGTAAGGAGAGAATACATGGCAGATCTTTTAACATATGCGGTTGTCGTAGCACCGCCGACCGATTCTGACGTAGTAACACGCGTTTTCTCTGTTGACGTTAACGGTGAAAACAAGGGTGCGACTTCTTTTGCTGGCAACTCGGTTGATCTCGGCACAGTAACTGTTCCGCAGAACGCTGAGGTTGTCTTAACGCTCGTCGACGTTGACGATGCGGGTAACTCGTCGGTACCGGCATTTCACCGCTTCGTAGCGGTAGACACGCTGCCGCCGGGCCAGCCTGGTGGTTTTGTGATCACGCTGGTTGGCGAAAAAGCAGCACCGGAAGTAACGCCGGAACCGGAAGTAACGCCGGAACCGGAAGTAACGCCGGAACCGGAAGTCACCCCTGACGCTGACGCTTGATTTTGGAGAGACGCCATGGCTTTCGAAGAGAAGTTGTTTGCAAACGTCTATGACGTTGTGGCAGCATATGAAGCGGGCTTTTTGGGTGCATTATGCGATCCCGAAAAAACAGCCCAGCTTCAGGCAGAAATTGCTGCTGCGGGCGGCCTTCCCGACGGAGCCATGGCGTGCTCTACCTTTGGCCTGGAAGACTCAGGTAAAGACAAACTCAGCCTGACGTTTCTTGAAATTCTTAAACTGTACCCGGACTGTTTGCCGGGCGGAGCACAGGGGCGCGGCGACTGCGTAAGTTGGTCGACGCGTAACGCGTGCTTAACCACGATGTGCACAGACATCACAAGTGGGCAGCCTGACGAAGTTTCAGGCCGGCTTGAGGGTGCACCCGAGGTTAGTGACGAGGCACGCTTAAACGGCGTGTTGAGCACGGAAGCATTTTATAATTGGCGCCGGCACTCCGGCGACGGTTGGTTCTGCTCTGACGCTGTTAAAGTCGCGATGAACGACAGCGGCATGTGGCTGCGAAAAAAGTATGACGAAATTGGTGTAGATCTGACCCGTTACAGTTCGCGTAACGCGGGGCTGTATGGCAATAAAACGCCGCCGGAAGCGTGGCGGCAAATCGGCAAAGATCATCTTATCCGCACAGCGACAGTGCTTCATACATATGAAGAACTCCGCGACATGCTGGCGAACGGTTATGGGATTAGCTCGTGCGGTAGTGAGGGCTTTGAATCAAATCGTGACGCTAATGGCGTCAGCCGCCGCACAAAACAATGGGCGCACGCGATGGCGTATATCGCTGTAGACGACCGGCCGGAAATTATTAAACTCTACAAAGAACCGCTGGTGCTGGTCCAAAATTCTTGGGGTGATTGGAACGATGGTCCGAGAATTATTTACGGTACAAACATCAGTATTCCCGTCGGCTCATTTTGGTCGCGATGGTCGGACATCAAGAATCGCGACATGATTGCGGTGTCTGGTGCGGCCGGTTGGCCGCCTAAGAAACTCAAGAGCTACGGCGCTCGCGGCAACATTTAACGAGGTTTTTATGTTTAACTGGCTTTTTTGGTTATTAAGCCTTTTTACTGCGGCGGCGCCGGCCGACCCAAACTTTGTTCCCGCAGTGGCAGCCGAGGCCGCTTATGCGTCTTTGATTCACGTCGCGCCGGATACGGCACCAAAGCCGGACACAAAAGACTGTAAGACATGTAACGGCACAGGCCGGGTCCGATCTGGCGATGGCCAGGGTTGGACAAAATGCCCCGACTGCGAAAACCGCACGGGCATGCGGGCTATTGACGCCCCGGCGGAAAAACTAACGGCACCCGGAAAAGGCTGGCCCGCTAGAAGTGTTTCGGCTGACGCCCAGTAAGGAAATTACATGTCTGTCCAGAAAATTACTGGAAAGTGTTACACTTTCCGGGGGTTAAAGTTCTACGCTCAGAACGGCTTTGTTTGTCTTCATGACGAAGACACCGGCGATTTTTTTGTGCTAACCCGCAAAGAGTTTCTTTTGCGAGCGCAGGCACTGAGCGACGAAGCCAAGCGACTGCGGCACATTGCCGCCACAAACCCGAGTAAAGCTTCCTGGCTTTCCGCGGATCGCATGGATTTACAGCAGGCTATTGATAATATGGTGGCCTGCACCCAGGAGGCCCGCGAGCAGGGAGACCGAAATGACCCTGTAGTCGACGAGTGGTTTAGGCGACATCGCCCCGGCAAAAAGAGTAAGATATCTTTGGCCAGCGGTGCTAATTTTAATACGGCACTGCCCGGTGTTTTACCGATCGGGAAAGATACTGGAAAGCACGTAACCCCGGACTTTACTGCCGGGCAATCCGCACCAAAGAAACTGATTTTGCCGGGAGATTTTTAATATGGACATGACCCCTAACGAGGCTTTTCGGCTCGGGTTCATTACCCGCTGCGCCGAAGAGGGTCTAAACGGCGATCAACTACAGCAGCGCATTAAACTGGCAGCTGAGAAAAAAGCCTACATGAACTACATTTTACCGACGCTGTTACTTGGCGGTGGTATTGGGCTTGCGAGCCAGGCACCTGGCGTGACGGGTACAGCACTTGGTCTGCCAGCTGCCGCCGGGCTGGGCATAGGTGCTGGCCTTGGTTACGGCGCGGCACGGGTTACAGAACCCGACATCTCAGCCGATGACATTAAAGCTATGGAACTTGCGGACACCTACAAGATCTACGCTGCCCGGGCTAAAGCTAACCGGAAAGCACAGAAATACCGACAAAGCAGGAGCATATGAGCACGCGTAAATATCACGCAGAAGTTGGTGGCGGCCAGCACGGGCAGCATGCTCTGAATTGGCCGGGCACGATGGACGGTTTTCCGGTTATTGGTAGTGATGCTGCACTTGGAAATCTTAAGCAGGATGAGGTTGAAAATCTTGAACTGCAGTACGACTTTAAGTCAAAAATGTTTGTTTTGTGGGACGAAAAGCAAAAAGCAGAGTTTGACGAGATAAACGATAAAATAGTAAACGGCTGGTATAGGCTGCTTAAACGCAGCGACCACTGGGACGAGGAAAATAATCATTACCGCGTCTGGTTAGAGTGGTTCCAGGTATACGGAATGTTGCCAACAAAAAAGAGTTGATGCATGACTACGAAACACGCTGAAAATTTGGCCGAGTACGCCGAAGGTGCAAAATTTAACGTAGGCGTGCCGGCCGACTCGGAAGCCGCGCGGCCGTATCACCAGCAATACGGTAAAGAGTTAATAAATAGCGCTCTCTGGGGGCTTGGGCTTGGTGCTGGTGGTACGGCACTGTATCACCTTATTAATGGTGCTGGTTCTTCGCAGTTGTCTGAGTTACAAGGACTGCTGCACAACCCGTCTCCCGAAGCGGCCCCGCAAAAAAAGCAAAAAATCAGTAAACGGAAACAAGTAGCCAAAAAACAAGAGACCAGTTGGCTGCCGAAAAATATGACGATGCCGTCATTTAAGTTAGCCGCGGATGCGTCTGCCGGCGGACTAATGGCGAACTTTCAAGAATCGCTGTCGAAAAATTTAATCCCGACGCAATTTATCCCTTCTGCCATCTGGCCGACTTTTGACCCAAATGCACCACCGAGTCTAAATACTGCACAGCACGGCTGGCGGCAAGCCGCGAACATTATTGCGGCGATGGGCGGTGGCTACGGCGGCATGCAACTTGTTAACTCGATGTCGGCTGATAAGCGTAAAAAAGATATTGAAGACGAAGTCGAAACGGCTCGCCGTGCTTACTTTAATGCGTTAACCGGCAAAGAAGCGGCGGAACTTGACAATGTTTACGCCTGTATGAAGCAAGCCGAAGCACCACCGGCACCTCCGGGCTTTTTCTCTCGTATGTCGCAGGGGTTGGGTTTGAGCAAACCAGGCGGGCCCGGAGCACTTGAAAATGCAGGGATTGCCGCCGCACGTACCGTACAAGAAACTGGCAACAATGCGTGGACCGCCGCTTTGTTAACTGCACTTGGCACCGGCGCACTCGGGGCAAAGTACATGTATGACCAGACAAAGTCACGCACCAAGGCGGAGAATTTAATGCGGGCACGCAACTCGAAAGCCCGCCTGCAGGAACTGAATCAAACGCCGTACGTAGATCCGGACGCACTCGCCGCCCTTTCAGGGAGGTAAGCCGTGCTGCCCTTAAACGCGCCTCAAGAACAGCCCCGCGAATTTGGCGATGTTCCCGCTTTGCGTCAAAGCATTTTTAACAATGCTTTGCAGAGTGCACAGAGCATCGAGCCAATTAAAAACGATCTGTACACGCTGCAATTAAACGACGTAGCGTACGACGGCCCGGAAGCGTTTACCAAAGCCGATCAAAAGCGTGCTGTGCTTACACGCGGCAACCTGTCGCGAAAACTCCGTGGCACATGGACGCTGACGGATAACAAGACGAATACGCCCGTCGCCAATCGGCCCGTCACGTTAGCCAGTGTGCCGTACTTAACGGACTCCGGCACATTCGTGAACAAGGGCGTCGAATACACGCTGGCTCATCAATTACGTTTGCGTCCCGGCGTGTTTACCAGACAAAAAGACAACGGCGAGTTAGAGGCCCACGTTAACACGCTTCCAGGTAAAGGCCGTTCGCACCGGTACTACTTAGACCCGCAAACTGGTGTGTTCAAAATTCAAATTGGGCAGGCGCAGATTCCGCTGATGCCGCTTTTGAAAACTCTTGGTGTCACAGACAAACAACTGCGTGATACCTGGGGTAACGAGATCACTGCTGTCAACATGCAGCAAGGTGACGCCGGAACACTCGACAAACTTTATCAGCGCCTTGTGTACTCGCCAGATCCGAAAGCGGATGAACTGGCGAAGATCAAGGCTATTGCCACTGAGTTCAACAAAACAGAGTTCGACGAAGAAGTCACTAGTCGAACGCTGGGCAAGCCGTACAAAAATTTAACGCCTGACGCCATTCTCGACATCACGAAAAAACTGATTGCCGTTAATCGCAAAGAGGCGGACTCGGACGATCGAGACAGCATGGCGTTTCAGTCTGTGTTCGGCCCCGAGGACCTGCTGGCAGAGCGTTTCGTTAAAGACCGCTCGGTGCTGCGGCAACTGCTCTGGAAAGCCACGGCAAAAAAATCTTTAGACCACATTCCGACTGGCGTGTTCAATAAGTCGATTCAGGCCGCTCTTTTAGGGTCCGGCCTTGGATCAAGTCTTGAAGAAATCAACCCGGCCGAAATCTTTGACCACCAAACGCGCGTCACCCGGCTCGGCGAAGGCGGGATCGGCAGCATGGACGCCATCCCGGCCGAATCGCGCTCGGTGCAGCCAAGCCATTTCGGATTCATTGACTATTTGCGTACGCCGGAATCTGGCAAGGTCGGCGTGGACATGCGCTTTGCCGCCGGGGCACGAAAAAGCGGGAAAAACTTACATACGTTCGTAATCCCGGTGCGGAATGCAAACACCGGGAAAACCGAATACAAAACGCCGCAAGAACTTACGGACATGCCGCTGATGTTCCCCGGTGAAGACAAGTCAGATCTTCCGATGGTTGCGGCACTAGTTGGCGGCAAGATTAAGTATGTACCGCGGAAAGACGCACAGTACACCGTTCCGAACATGGACAACACTTTCTCGGCACTTACAAACATGGTGCCGATGAAGTCTATGGTCAAAGGGCAGCGCGTGATCATGGGCGCTCGAATGTTTACACAGGCTTTGCCGCTCGTAAACGCCGAAGCCCCGCTCGTACAGTCTGCTACAAATGACGACGAGAACATATCGCACGAAGATCTGATCGGCGCCAAGATGGGCACGGTTAAAGCAGACGAGCCTGCCGAGGTGCTACAGGTTACACCCGACAACATTGTTCTTCGGCTGCGTGACGGTACGAAAAAGACCGTCGACTTGTACAACGACATGCCGTTTAATCGGAAGACGTTCTGGACGCAAAAAGCAGCCGTTCAGCCCGGCGACGTGATTAAACCCGGCCAGATTATCGCCACAAGCAACTTTACCGATAAGAGCGGAGCGGCAGCCCTCGGCATGAATATGCGTGTGGCGTATGTGCCTTTCCGCGGCAAGAACTACGAAGACGCCATCGTGATCTCGGAATCCGCGGCCAAGCGCCTAACGTCTGAGCACATGTACCAGAACGAGGCCGAGTGGGACGACAACACGCACGTCGGTAAAAAGGCGTTTGTCAGTCTGTTTCCCAGTGAGTACGACAAAAAACTGCTCGATAACTTTGACGACCAGGGCGCGATCAAAAAAGGCACGACCGTCAACTTCGGCGACCCGTTAGTGCTAGTCGCCAAAAAGAAAGAACAGGTGTACGGAAAAGTGCACCGCGGCCGGGCAGGTAGTTTCTCGAATGACACGCTGACCTGGGACCATCATTCGCCAGGTATTGTCACTGACGTCGAGCACACAAAGAAGGGCGTGTCCGTGGTTGTAAAGAGCCAGGCCCAGATGGAGTCGGGCGATAAGTTAACTGGTCGCTACGGGGATAAGGGCGTCATTGCGGAAGTTGTGCCGGATAATCAAATGCCGCACGACAAAGACGGCAACCCATTTGAAGTGCTTGTCAGCCCGCTTGGTTTAATTTCACGCGTGAACCCTGCCCAGATTATTGAAGCAGCGTTGGGTAAAGTCGCGGCTAAGACCGGTAAACCGTACAAGATCAAAGATTTCGACAGTGAGAAAGACCTGGTCGAGTTTGCACAGCAGGAACTCGCCAAGCACGGGTTATCTGACACCGAAGAAGTTATTAACCCAGAGAGCGGCCATAAAATTCCTGGAATATTAACTGGCCAGCGGTTTTTCATGAAACTGCACCACACGGCTGAATCCAAAGGCCAGGGCCGAGCGATGGCGGGTTATACAGCCGAAGGTACACCGGCCAAAGGCGGCTCTGAGGGTGCAAAGCGTGTCGGCATGCTGGAACTGGGGGCTTTGCTTTCGCACGGTGCTGGCAAAGTAATCCGCGACGCCAAGATGGTACGTGGCCAAGCGAACCCTGAGTACTGGTCGCAATTCATGGCCGGGTATGACGCTCCGCTGCCCAAGGTTCCACACGTGTATGAGAAGTTCGTAAATCAATTAAAGGGTGCTGGCATCAATACTGTGCGGACTGGAACCAAGACGCACATTATGGCCATGACAGACAAAGACGCCGCGGCCCTTACAGGCGACCGGGAACTCAAGAGCGCCGAGACTGTCGATTGGAAGGGAAATCTCAAGCCCATTAAAGGCGGCTTGTTTGATGAGTCACTTACGGGCGGTCATGGCGGCAGTCGGTGGGCAAAGATTACGCTTCAAGAGCCGATGCCCAATCCCGTCATGGAAGAACCTATTCGCCGCGTCTTGGGCCTGACAGAGAAGAAATTCCTGGGGATCTTGGCCGGCCGGGAACAACTGGGTGACGCAACAGGCCCCAAGGCTATTCAACAAGCCCTGGCCAGCATTAATCTCCCTAAAGCCATCGAGCAGGCAAGGGAAGACATCAAGTCTGGTCGGAAGACAGTTCGGGATGAGGCTGTTCGGCGCCTTGGATTCCTTAAGTCAGCCGAATCGACCAATATCCATCCGAAAGACTGGATGATTAATCAGGTTCCAGTTATTCCGCCTGCTTTCCGCCCTGTGTCGACGATGGGGCCAAAGAAGCTCCCGCTCGTAGATAACCCCAATTACCTTTACAAAGAGTTATTTGATGCTAATTCAACACTGAAAGAAGCATCTGGGGCCTTATCAGACTATGGCGACGAGCGGCTGGCTGTTTACAACTCAATGAAGGGTGTGACTGGCTTAGGTGCTCCGACTAACCCCAAGAACGTCGAAAAGAACGTCCAGGGGTTTTTAGCCAAGATCTTCGGCGACAGTCCTAAATTCGGCACCATGCAGCGAAAACTGCTTTCGAGCACTGTTGACTTGGTCGGCCGCGCTGTCATTACGCCGAACTCTGATCTGGATATGGACGAAGTAGCCCTGCCTGAAGAGAAAGCCTGGGATATCTACAAGCCGTTTGTTATTCGCGGCCTTGTTCGTCGTGGCTTACCTCGAATGCAGGCACTCCAGGCTGTTGAAGACAAAAACAAAGCCGCCTTCGACGAATTAAACACCCAGATGAACGCTAAGCCCATTGTAATTAACCGGGCGCCCGTCTTGCACCGCTACGGCGTGATGGCATTTAAACCGCGCTTGACCAAAAATAAGGTCATGGAGGTTAACCCGGTAATCACGAAGGGGTTTGGTGCAGATTTTGACGGGGACGCTATGCAATATCACGTTCCCAGCACAAATGAGGCGGCAAAAGAAGCACTTGATAAGATGTTACCTAGTAAGAACTTGTTTAGTACGTCCAGCTTCAAGGCTCACTACGTTCCAAACAAGGATTACCAGACTGGGCTGTACCTAGCATCGAGTAGAATAAATCAACGCAGTAAACCACGCGTGTTTAAAAGCAAACTAGAGGCTGTGGCGGCTTACCGGCGCGGCGAAATCAACGTAGACACGCCCGTACACATTGTGGAAGATAAATAGACACAGGGAGGCTTTCATGGCGATCAACCCGTATTTAATGTCGATGGCCCGCGATCAATTCGAGAAGTCGGCCGTCGTTCCGCCTGGCGGCGGTGACCCGTCTATGGGTGCAGCCCCGCCTGTTGATCCTTCTATGGGCGGTGCGCCGCCTATGGACCCGGCTGCTATGGGTGCCGTTCCACCCGCCGGCCCGGCTGCACCGGTTGATCCGGCCACCGCGATGGCTGCAATGGGAGGTGCTCCCGCCCCCGCTGCGATGCCTGCGGCTGCGCCCGCTCCCGCTGCGCCGGCCGGCGGCCAGAAGTTAAAGCCTGAGCAGATGATGCAGATGATCGATATGCGGCTGTACAACATGCAACAGCAGTTAACATCGATTATGAACGCCATGGGCGTGCAAGTCGCTCCTGAGTCGCTTGTTCTTCCTCCGGGCACGACTGGTGCCCCGCCTGCCGAATCGGCTCTCCCCGGCGGTCCTATGGCTCCGCCTCCGCCGCAAGACCCTGCCGCGGCTGGTATGCCTCCCGGTGGTATGCCTCCCGAGGCTATGCCGCCTGAGATGGCGAAAGGTGCCAACTGGAATGCCGGTCAGATTTTAGATCTGCATACCAAGGCGTCGGCGATCAAGGCGTTACGGAGGAGTTTAGAGAGCAATGCGGGTTAAAACGCAATTTAACCTGCAACCAGCGGACACGCCGGCCCATAGCGTCGTAATTGAAGACGACATGGGTAATCCAATTATCGTGGCAACACAACTGACCGAGTCAATTGTGTTTTCCACGGTAAATGACCCCGACTTCCAGTCCGTGCTTCGATCTCTCGGCATTACTAAGACTGTAAAAATAACAGAATTTAAACCCAAGCCGCTTCAAGATATTATCTGGACACCGTGATGTTAAAAACCACGCTTGGTCAAATTCTGATTAACGACGCACTCCCGGAAGATCTGCGGGACTACGATCGTGTCTTAGATAAAAAGACGATGGGTGCCTTGGCGACAAAACTAGCCGAGCAGTACCCAGACAAATATCGAGATGTCATGAAGCGGCTGCACGACGTCGCTCACGAGTCGGCCCATACGACCGGCGGCCTGTCTTTCGGGCTCAAAGATATTAAGCAGACGCTTGCCGCTCGCCATGCCCAGATAAAGGCTCGTGCCGGTCTGCGTGCGATCATGGCGAACGGCAAATTCTCCGAAGAACAGCGAACGCAGAAGATCCTAGAACTAGCCTCAACTATTCAGCAGAAACTAGTAGAGGACGTTTATGCCGAGGCTAAAGGTAATGATAATCCTTTGATGCACCAGGTGTTGGGGTCTGGTGTCGGCAATAAATACTCGCTGAATTCGATCATTGGTGCCGACATGCAATATGTCGACCACAAAAACGATCCGATTCCTTTGCCGGTGCTGCACAGTTACAGCCGAGGCTTAAGACCCGCCGAGTATTTTGCGGGCGCCTTCGGCGCCCGCAAGGGTGTAATTGATACTAAGACGGCTACGGCAGACGCCGGCTTTTACGGCAAGCAATTGACCCAAATGGCGCACCGCCTGCTCGTTACCGCCGACGATGACGATGACGAAGAATGGAACAGCACAGCGAGCGAGCGTGGCTTCCCTACAGACGTCGATGACCCGGATAACGAAGGTGCCCTGCTTTCGCGACCTGCGGGGCCGTATAAACGAAACACGGTCCTGACGCCCAAAATCCTGCAAGACATTAAAAAAATGGGCGTCAAGGATATTCTTGTCCGCAGCCCGACTGTGGGCGGTCCGAGTGACGGCGGAGTTTTCGCTAAAGACGTCGGATTTCGCGAAAAGGGCCGGCTACCGCCGGCCGGTGACTACGTTGGAATTGCAGCAGTTCAGGCGCTCTCCGAGCCGGTATCGCAGGGGCAATTGTCGTCGAAGCATTCTGGCGGTGTCGGCGGTGCCGGGTCTATTTCTGGCTTCAAGGCGTTAAATGCCTTGGTACAGGTGCCGAAGACATACCCGGATGGCGCCGCTCACGCCCAGCGCGACGGCAAAGTGCAGGAGATCCGCCAAGCACCGCAAGGCGGCGTATACGTCACCATCGACGGCGAAGAACACTACGTCGGGGCCGACCGCACTGTCGCCGTTAAAAAGGGCGACACACTTGAAGCCGGCGACGCGATTTCAGACGGCATGCCGAATCCGGCCGAGATTGTTAAGCACAAGGGTATTGGCGAGGGCCGGCGTTACTTTACGCAAGCTATGCGGCAAGTTATGAAAAACAGCGGCATGAGCCCGCACCGCCGAAATATCGAATTGCTGTCGCGAGGCATTGTGAATCATGTCCGCATGCTCGACGAATACGGCGACCACGCGCCAGAAGACGTTGTGCCGTATTCGATGCTGGAGCGCAACTGGCAGCCGCGCCCGGGGAGCGTTGCGGGCAACCCTACAACGTTAACAGGGCATTATCTTGAGCGGCCCGTGCTGCATTATTCTATCGGCACAAAAATAAGTAAATCTGTCAACGAAAACTTAAAAAAGTACAACATCGCGAGCGTGCAGGCGCACAAAGAACCCCCACCGTTTCAGCCTGAAATGATTCGCGGAATGTCAAACATCTCACACGACCCGGACTGGATGACGCGCATGCTGGGGTCGTATCAAGAAAAAGGCCTGCTGAACAGCGTACACCGCGGTTTAACGAGCGACGCGGCCGGCAGCAGTTACGTCCCGGCTTTAGCCCGCGGCGAGCAATTTGGCGTTACAGGTGTTACAAGCGGGTGGAAGCCGGAAGGCGTTTAATGTAGGATAATAGGCTGTAACACGCTAAAGTAGTAAACAGTCAGCGTTTCGTTACGTTTAGTGCCGCATGGAGGTGGCCGTGTACAACAAAAGCAAAAAAGAAGCGTCGTGGCAGCACTGGCTGAAGGTAGTTAGGTCTCACGACCGCAGCCAAGTCAAACAGGCCGAAATTGGCGGCCGTGGCGATGACACTTCTTTTGAACAGGCGTTTTCTAACCTGGCCCACGCTTACTTGCGTGACTCAGCGCCCAAATTGCTTGATCACGAAGTCGGTTTCCAATTATTGGACCGCAACCGCGAGAACACAAAAGCCGTTGGCGTATTTGCTTTTAAAGTCGGTGCCCAGTGGCTTTACGCCCCGGTATTCTTTTTAAACGGCGACTTGAAAGGGCACGAACTCCTGTACATCAAAAATCAGGATATGTTCGTACCGCTCAAAGAAAACTGGATCAACTATTTAATCAATCGAAAGCCGAACATCCTTGGCAACGGCGTCGATCGAAATCTGTCGAATCTTGGCCAACGGCAGCCGGACTTCACGCAACTTTCCCGCAGCCCGTCAAAGTTCGGCTCGGCGCAGCCCACGCTCAAAGAGATGATGACTGCGGCCATGCCGGCATTTGCGAAATCGGCCACGATGAATACCGCCCAGGCTTTTGCCGAACTTGGCAGTGCGATCAACCTGCCGGCGTTCTTAAAAGAAGCCAGCATGCAAATGTTAAGCACGCTGGTTAACAGCTGCAAGAAAGCCCCCGAACTCGCCGAGGCCATCGACTCGTTCCACGGTTTAAATATCGTCAAAGAGGCCGTAGCACAGGCGTCGGCTCGCGTAAGCCGCACAAAAGTGGCGAGCGTGTTGTCTGAGGCTCCCAAAACGCCAGCGGCTGAAAAGTCGCTTGAAGTCATTACGCTCGATACGACGGTGCAGACTAAGTTACCGCCGGGTCACACAGAAGAAGACCAGGAAAAACTTTTGCGGGACGGCGTGCTGATTCTCGACAAGCGGGATCGCGACAACGTTTCGATTCCCTACCATATCCAAGTCGAGAAGCGGCTGTTTAATCCGACCGAGAGCGGTCTGTACGAAATCCTCGTCAAGCCGGGCAATATTGAACGCTGCTACGTGGCCGTATTCCCGATGGGTGCCGCCAAGCGGTCTAACTTCGTCACGGTCGTTCGCATTGACGGTAAAGCCGACTGGATTAACACACGGGCTGACCATGTTTTTGCACTTTCCCGCGTAGAGGGCGAAGAGTTTGACAAATGGTATGACGGTCTTCCGGAAGCCAAAAGCCTTCCGTCCGGTCGCTCGCGCGTAATGCTGCTTAACAAGCGCGGCGACACTACCGCCCCGGTTCGGAGCCTTCGCGAATATGGCGAAACAAATGGCTCGACGGTGTACGAAGTGCATCTCGAGGATTACACAAAGTTTCCGCCCAAGGGCAGCATTTCTCCGTGTTGCTACTCTGACCCGCTTAATTACGACAAGTACCGCGACGGCGTGCGGCTGCATTTAAACGGTAAAAAGGGTTCGTCGCTGCGTGCCAGCATGGGCGACATCTTTGTGCCGGAAGGGTTCAAGATGCTGAAGTGCGAGCCGGGCGAAGACGACGTCGATTCGGCTGAAGGGCAGGGTGCATGCGGTTGCGGCGAAAGCAAAGATCCGCCGCTGATGCCGGGCAACCTGCTTGACGCCCAGATGGAGTTGATGCAAAAAACATCGTCTTTAACTGTGACAAATAACGGTCACGCTGTAGAGATTCACAGCGGGCAAAAACAACTCGTTGAAAAAGAACTGTCTGAAAAGCAGGCACTGGTGTCGTTAGTACGGCAGCACGGTTTACGAGAAGAAGCCGCCCGCGACATTCTGAAACAAGCGGCTGATAAACGAAAGTTTGAGTGCCGCGTAAAATATGCCGAGCCGTACGGCAGCCCGATGATGATCAACAGTGCCCCGAACGCTCCGAGTGATCCCGGCGCGGTCATGGGCGGCGAAAGCATCATGGGCACGAGCGTTCCAACACAACTCGGTATTGACGTCGGTATGCCTGTGTCGGGCATGGCTGCTAGTCAGACGGATCGCAGCGTTTACAACCCGAACACTGAGTTAGATCAAAAAGATTTACGCTCGGTAATCGACGCCGCTCAAAGCGGTCAACGCGAAGTATTTGACACAGCGATGATTGGCTCCATGTTGCGAACTGTACGCGACGACGGCATGGTAGATCGCTACATGGGTGAACTGACAAAGGGCCTCGACAAACTGGGGCGCATCTTGTTTATGTTTTATTGGCATGGCGACCGGTTTGCCGATCGTTATGGCAAGGCCGACATGCCGGAACTGGAAGATTCGCTGCGTAACGCATTTGAGATGCTTGGCGACGTCATCTTGTTCCTGAAGCAAAAGACAATCGAGCCGTATCCAGAAGAAGCCAACAGCGACGTCGACTTAGGTCCCGTTGCCAACTCTTAATAGGTGAACTATGCCCAGCACAGTTTGGTCAGGCAGTAAAGAGTTTACGACGAATGCCGGGTCGGCAACGACGGTGGCCATTCCAATGCCGCATCGTGGCGTTTTAAAAGGCTACAACCTCGTCGAGGCGGCTGGTGGTGCAACAGGTAACTTCACTGCCACGCTGTATTCGAGCAAGCAGGATAAGGCGCCGAACAACGCGTTACCGGCAGACACATTCAAAGTGCTGACGTTTGACCAGGCTGCGGCTTTTAAAAACGACTTAAACGTGTCGTATCTCAATCGTGACGGCTCGCCGACTAATCCGCAGCGCTACCTGTATCTTAAAATTACGACGGCGGCAGTTAAAAACTTTGTGTTCTCTGTCACCGTAGACACGCCGACGCTGCGCTAATGCTAAACGCCCTTCGCGATAACCCTCGACGGTCGCCTAGTTGGCGGTGGCTGCGGGCGGTAAATATTGATGCCGGCGGGCCCAAGGCGTCTCGCAAATTAGACGGTGCGGAAGGCTTTAAGTGGGTACGCCGTGCTAGCCGGCTGAAACGGCATTTTGAGTTAGCTGGCAGCAGGCCGCAAGCATTGTACGCCCTGCATCTCCGCGACCCGGAATTGTTCTGGGCCCACTCACTGTGGGTGGAGGATAAAGCACCGTCAAAGTGGGCCGTGGAAGCCCGTGTATTAGCAGGAGAAACGGACGCCGAGATTGCTGCTAAGGTCGGCACGACGCCAGAGATTATTAACGCGTATATCAACGTATTTTTTGATGTTCGCGAAAAGATGGCCCACACCGATTATGTTGTGAATGTCGTGATGGGTGATGCCGTTACTCGCGGATTGCAGGAACGACACTACGACTTGCTCTGGAAGTTAATGGGTTATCACGGCGGCCCGATGGTGCTAGATGCCGTCATTAACAGATTTTGCCCGGTCAGCCGCCCGCAAAACCCTGAGAACGTCTCTGGCTTTTTCCAGGATTTTGCAATTAGTGCCATGAAGTACAAGGCGGCACTGGCGACGCTTACCGTGCAGGCCAACACGCATACACAATTACCGCTTATCGACTCGTTCGCCAAATATGTTGAAATTGAAAGAACGACAGAAAACGCTACTAAAGCGCAGGTATCCATTGTGGAGAATATCGGGGCTATGTTGACGGCCCTGCCATTCCGCGTTGGGACGAAACTGGATTCTGAAGCTATAAAAATGGTACCCTTTGATAGTGGCGCGGCAGAATTAAACAACAGCGAAATGATCATTGTGGCGACTGGTGGTAAACTAGAAAATCAGCCCCTGATCGAAAATCTGCGATTCCCGGGAGAATAACAATGCAGACATTGAGCAAAGAAGCCGAACAAAAGTTAATTGCTGCGATTGAAAAAGCTGCAGCATTAGTCAACGAAGGGCTATCGCCAAACGCTGCAATCATTAAGAGTGCCGCCGCCGCCGATATTCCCGCGGGGCATATTAACCTTATGGTGCATGCGTACAACACAGGCCGCACCACCAAGCAACGCGAACAAGGCGAAAACACGACTGAAAAGTCGGCTGATTTCCAACTGGCTGACGCCCCCACGGTTTTAGATGCTCTGTACCCCAAGGCTGTTAAAACGTCGGCAGAAATCGTGCGGCAAGAAATTGTATCTACGGACTACGCCGTTTCGCCTGCCGGCATGCTCGCTCGCCGCGTGGCTGAGCAGGAGAAGGCCGCAGCGGCTCAAGTGGCATTACCGGCAAAGACATATGTGCCGTATCCGCGTGACGAGCAATTCGCCGCTGAGCGGGCCTATAGCGTCAAACGTGCCGAGCAGTTGGCTGACGAGGAGCGGCGCCGCATCGCTACGGCTGCGTACTCTAAAGCCGCCGCGGCGCTTGACGGCGTAGTTGAGTATTTCCGCACTCCGGGAAACATGTCGTTCGCCGACGCTGTTCGTCAGGTTGGCTTACGTTTCGGCGACGAGGGTGTTTCGGTGCTGCACAAGGTGGCCGAAGTTTATCCTCAGTTTAAAAAGCAAGCGGCAACGAACAACAACCACTTTGGCGATAACCCCCTGTACGCCCGCGTACAAAATGTTGTTATTCTGACGGAAGAATATGTCAAAGCGAGCGCGGACTTAAAAAAAAAGACGCCAGTAATTAGTAATAAGAAAGTAGCCACTTTTCTTACAGGTTCGGTGCTGCAGGCGCCGGTAGACTTCTCTAACGGCGTAACTTTAAAGCAAGCAGCAGGCCCGCGTGGCGGGCATTTTCCTGTATCTGCCGGGCCAGGATTACCGCCGAGTCTTGCGGCGACATTATTCGGCATTAACCCGCCTGCTCCGCCTGCACCGCCTGCACCGCCGGCAAAGCCATCTCCTAAGCCCGAAAAGCCGGAAGAGAAGAAGCCGCAGGGCAACCGTGGCGGCGGTGGCGGCGGTAATCGTGGTGGTGGCGGTGGCGGCAAGGGTGGTGCCAGCAATTACGAAAAAAACTTACAAACGTTTTTTGAGAGTGCTAACCGGCCAGTCAACACTGTTGGTGAACAAATTGGTCTTGCTGGTGCTGCCTCGCCAGCCGGGATGGCTAAAAGCATTCTTGGCTTAGACAAAGAGCCGCGCGACATTGGTTTAAAGATGTTGAAAGAGATCTCCTCGCCCGACCACGAACTGACGCTTAAAAATATTCGCGCTCAAGCCACGCTTCACGACTTGATGCTTAATGACGACGTCATCTCTGGTTATAGCCCTCAAGAAGTAGCATTGGCGTTTAATGAAGTAGCCGACGCGGCGCCAAACGTCGTGCAGTCCCCGGCTGTCTTACGTGCCATGCTTCGGAAACGTTTAGAGGCCGGACAACTTGCCGATTTTGACGCGAAACAATTACTTGAAATGGATAAACTCAAAGCCGAGCGGGATCAAACAATGCTTTCGGCCCGCAAACTCCAAGAAGAACTTGCGTAAGACATGAACAACAACGACTTTGAAAAATTGGCAGGTCAGTTAGCCCGCAGCGCCGTTACTGGCGAAACACTGCCATCAAACTTAATGCAAATTAAAACCGCGTTCGTCGGTGGTGACGCCGGGCGTTATTTACTTGGCGGCCTTGGCGGGGCGGGTATCGGCGCACTCATTGGTGCGACGCAGGGCCGCAATAAGAAACGCAACGCCCTTTATTACGGCACGCTCGGCGGCCTTGGCGGCCTTGGCCTCGCCCACTTTATGAACGGCGGTAACAGCGCTGCCCCGACGCCGTCAACTACCCCGACGGCTAAAATTACACCGTCGGCTGCGCCTGCCGCTGTCAAACCAAAAGACGTACAGCGAGTAGAAACGACGCCAATGCGCGTAGCCGATAAGCCGACCGAGCAAGTTGCGCTGACAACAAACGCTGACGGCACAGTAAGCGTTGTGCCGTATAAGGGCTACAGGCCAGACGCTATTAAACCCCACATGGAAACTGATTTATACAAACAGGGCCCGTCTCGGCATCCGTTAGCTGACGGCGTGTCGCCAAACGCCGGCGGGAGTGATTTTTTAAATTGGGTGCAAACCGGCAAAATGCCGTGGTATAAGAAATTAACCGGGCGAACGACGCAGTATCAAGACCGTTTTCGTGGTTTATTAGAGTCGTATGAACGTAAAACTGGAAAACCGGCAACGAGCATGGCTGAACTGCGGGAGACTGGTTTATTGCCAAAAGACGATTTAGATATCTACACGAAAACACCCAGCGGCCAGCCGATTGCGATGACAAACCCGCAAGACAAAACTAACTTGCTACAAATGATTAATAGGATTCGTGAGTTTCCGGGCGGGGAAGAGTTTTATTTGAACAACGACCGCGATATGGCAAAAACGATAGCGTGGATACAAAACACTGCGGCAGAACAAGCGCGCCAACAGGCTAGTCGTTTTGGTTACGCCGGCAGCCGTGGCGCCGTAAATGCACGATAAAATTAACGGATAAGGAACTAGCAAATGAGCATGATCAAAGTTATTCAGCCGCACGCTCAAGACTTTAGTGAGCCAGTCGCGGAGATTATTAAGATCTCAAGCCGCGGCCTCATCGGTGCCGACAAGCAGGCATTCGTTAAACGAGCCGGTGCGGAGTTTGCCCATAAACTTGAAAACATTAAGTTTGCAAAAGATGAAGTTCCTGTGCACATGATCGCGATTGGTGCCACAGAGGACTACGGCCCGAACCGCAACGGCGACGGCTTTACACGAGACACATGCCGTAAAGATCACAACACGTTTGAAAAGTTAGCCAGGTTCTATCGGGACCACGCCAACAAGAATCCGGCCAAGTCATTCGGCATCGTGAAGGCCAGTGCCTACCACGAGCCCATGCACCGAATTGAACTTGTCTGCGCGTTAAATGGCACAAAAGAAGCGGCCGATCGCAATGGCGGTTTAATTGCTGACAAAGAACTTGAGAAACTGGCCAACGGGAAAGAGATCCCGGTATCGATGGCCTGCAAAATTCCTTTCGACAAATGCTCTTCTTGCGGCAACACGGCTCGTACCCGGGCTGAGTATTGCGACTCACCAGAGAACGGCGGGCACTGCAAGGCGGGCGGTTTAAAGCACAACATCGGTCGGGTGCTGGCGGACGGTCACGTGCTACACGCCGACAATACGAAGTGTGCGTTTTTTGACATTTCTCACGTGTTTCGCCCGGCTGACCGAATTGCGTATGTATCTGGCCGGCTTGAAAAAGCCGCTGGTACAGCCATTCTTTCTGGCGCTGAATTGGCTGAGCACCTTGGCGTCACCGCACCGATTGGATTTAACTTAGATGGTAACTCAAGCAAGCGGGCTCACGCACAGTTAGAGGCTTTAAACTTACTTGTCCAAGCCGAAGCCACCCAGAACAGTGCTGAGTGGACCAAACTTGCCCTGGCTTCATCGCCGGAAGTACAGCCGCCTATTGATGTAAGTGCGTGCTCATTTGTTAAAATGTCAGACGTGTTGCGTGGGCTGGCTGACGCCGGTGTTATCCTGCCGCTGCGCGACTTTTTAGCACTGACTTTAAAGACAGCAAGTGAGGACCTCGTCGGGGCTGTTGCGAAAGCCCTGCCCAATATTTTTACAAAAGTTGCAAATGATCTAGACATGGCGACGCTTTTGGAGAATAATGTTTACTACCCTTCGAGTGTGGCTCCGGCTGCTGTTAGGGTGTGGGCAGAGAAAGTAGCGCAAACCCACAGCGTATTACCGAGTAACATCGAAAAGCGTGCATACTTAGCCGCGATTCGTAACGCTCGGTTAGATAACATTCCGTGTGAGAAACAAGCAACTGGGAACGCAGAAACAGCACTTGCGCAACATTACGCGTTGTATAAGATTGCCGCTTTCGCCGCCATTTGTGATAAATACGGAAATAACTTGTTGACAGCAAACCACTGTGTACTGCAAAATTACATCATGTAACGGAAACTAATCGCACAACGATTAGGCCCCAAAGGAGATAACAATGGCACGGATGCAACGTTCCCTTTTCGCTCAACTCAATGCTCTTGCTGACGAAATTTCGCAGAGCACAAAAGCCGCTGCTGAAAAAGTAGCTGGCCCCACGCCTTCTGATCCGGGCGGCTATCAGGGCGCCTCTTCGCACCCGACGACCAGCGTTGATAACAGTGTGCAGAATGCTGACACCGGTGCGCGTGCTTCCGAGTACGAGACCGACATCAAGAAGCAGCAGGGTGCGTTAGCTGTAGACAACACTCCGGAAATGTCGCAAGAGGGTCGGCAGAACGAAGTGCAGTTAAACATCAATACAAATGCCAAGTCGACCGGCGAAGATCCCGCTGCCGAAAAGGATTTCAAGGGCACGAAGGATGACCCGGGCACATCGCATCCCGCCAAGACCAACGACGGCGAGAAGTACTCGTCGGCCTCGTTCAAGGAAGCACGCAATCACTGCGGTAACCTCGGCAACGACATCCTCGCGAACCTTATCAACTTTGGCACGGACAAGTTAACAAAGAAGTCTGACGACCACCTAATAGGCGGCCAAAAAAAGTTAGACGTTAATGACAACGGCAAGATCGACGGCTCGGATCTCGCTGCGCTCCGCAGCGGCAAGGCCGAAGCCGGTTCCGAAGCCGGCAGCGAAGACAGCGACGAGAAGTCCGACGCCGGTGATGAGAAGGAAGAAAAGTCCGACGCTGGCGACGAGAAAGCGGCTGCGTTTAAGGCGGGCTATGAGTTAGCCGCACACTTTGGGATGGACAAAGCCGCGGCCGAGGCTTCGGTGCGCGAGGTGTGCGCGAACACTCTCCGCGAGGCTGACGAAATGGCCGACCTGTTCATGGGTTTTTTAAGTTCAAAGCAGGCCGCCGCGGACCCGACAGAGGAAGCGTCGGAAGGTGAGGATCACAGTGCCCCGGCTGACGTTGGTTCCGGTGCGGCTCCGGCCGGCCTGGAAGAAATGCTCGGTGCTGAGGGTGGCGATCCGGCTGCGGCTGGTGGTGCTGGCATGGAAGGCGCCGGCATGGAAGGTGCTGGCCCTTCGGAAGACGAGGCTGTACAAGAACTGGCTATGGCGCTGGAAGAACTCGGCATTCCGCCGGAAGCGCTGCTTGAGGCCATTGCTGGCGGCGAGGGCGGTGGTGCTGCAGGCGGAATGCCGCCGGAAGCCGCTGGTATGCCGCCGGAAGCCGCTGGTATGCCGCCGGAAGCCGCTGGCATGGCACCCAAGATGGCCGCTGCCAAGCGAGCCAGCGAACTGCGGTCCATTGGTGCTGCTGTAATGAATTTTAAACGTGCTGGTAAGTTCCAGGTCAAAGAGGCCCGCACCAAGCGGTCTCGGCAACTTCGGGACATCATGAAGCAGCACGTCATCGAACTCGTAAACCGTTGATATACACGGAGGTTTTCTAATGTCGAAAAACAATAACGCGCTTGTTCAAAACATCATCGACTACATCGGTTACTCCGATGCGGCGATGACGAAGGCTGCTGCGGTACTGCAGGAGCGGGACGAGCAAACTGAAAAGGTCGCCCGTCTTATTCCCGAAGCCGTTCAGGCTTGCGTGGACAACGAGCGCATCGAGCCGCACCAGAAGGAAGCGCTTGCCGCCGCCTTAAGTGACCCGGCTCGCACAATGGAACTGGTCATCAAGTTAGCGACGCATAAAAACGCCGCTGAGTTGGCCCGTCTCGGCACGCCGGTCGCTACAAAGACTGCCGGTTATGACCCTGCGGGCAGCCTGACGAGCGGGTATGTGGGTGCCCGCGATGGTCGCCTCAAGGCTTCTGACGTGAAGTTGTTCACGGGCCTTGGTTTGAATCCGCCCACAGCCTGAGCTCGATAACGAAACCCCGGGATACAACGTCCCAAATTGACAAAGACATGGAGGTCTAACAATGCCTGCTCCCGATCTGATGTTTGAACACGGCCTTGACGTAAAGAAGGGCTGGTTCGATATGGCGTCGCTCGATTACGACGCCAAGCTCGCTGCTTCTAACGTGGTTACGTTTGCCGTACCGCGTGGTCGCGTTGTGCACGTCGATGCCGACGGTAACTTCCGTCCCGGCTGCCACGCTACTGGTGTTTCTATTTTCCTGTTAAACGGTTCGGAAGACGCTGACGTAAGCAACCCCGGCCAGACGGCTGCGAACAACTTCATGCACAAGGCGATTTCGCCGACGGGCAAGTTGTCGGGCCTGGTGGCTACTGGTGGCTACGAGATCTCGTCGACTGAGTTTGATTCGTCGCGAACTTACGTTCCTGGCGATCTCCTCACGGCGACTGCCAGCAACTCCAATGCCGCCACAGGCGGTGTGCTTACAAATGCGTCCGTGGTTCAGTACGTGAACCCGGTTTGCGGCGTAGTGTCGAGCGGTAAGAAGAAGAACCATAACAACGTGCAGTCGCTCTCGTTCTGGTGCGTCTGGCTGCCGGCTGGTACCGCGGCGACGATCGATCCGTGATCTAACCCTTAACTAACTAATTAACTAACTAACTAAGGAACATGGAGGTTCCAAACGATGCCCACTCAGCAAGAAGTTCAACTGCTCAACGAGACTCTCTTTGAGCAACTCGATACCCCCGGCATGCAGAAGCAGGCCATTGATGCTGTTAACGACTTCACGCGCACCAAGATGCGTGAAGACGGGTTCTACCGGCGGATTATGCCGCCGCTGACCATCACCAACGACGAGCTCGACCGTCAGGTTGACACTGACAAGCCCGTCAAGGTTGTGGACAAGGAGCCCGATTCCCCGGCGGCTGTGTCGCTTCCGTTTGCGACACTCCCGATCAACTTTTACATCCGTGGCCCGCGCTACCGCGTCATGTTTGACCGGATCGTGTCGCCCCGTGCTGTGAAGGACGTCGACGAACTCCGTACGTATGTCATCGACATCCGTCAGGTGCTCAGCGACAACATGATCAAGGACATGCTCGCCGAGGAAGACTCGAAGTTTATTGCCGCTTTCAAGGCCGTACTCCCGACGCCTGGCACCGAAGTCACGATGTCGGAAACGGTTCAGTACGAGGAAATCTCTGGTGGCATCACCCGCGAAACGCTGGTTGACGCCCTCAAGGTTATGCCCCGTACGCCGTCGCACTTTGAAGTTGAGACCTGCCTCGTGAATAACATCACGATCAAGGAACTTCTCAAGTTCGGCCGCGACGAAATGGGTGGCGATTTCAGCCAGGACATCATCAAGAATGGCTGGGCTGAAACCAACTTCCTGAACTGCCGCTGGATCGTCACGATCAAGCGCGACCTCGTTCCGGACGATTCGCTGTTCATGTTCGCTTCGCCGAAGTTTATCGGCAAGAACTACGAGCTGGAACCCACCACGATGTACATCCGTCGTGAGGCTTACATGCTTGAGTACTTTGCCTACAACACGCAGGGTGGTTCGTTCGGTCATACGAACGGTCTGGCCCGTGTTGACTTCAAGTGAGTCGTGTAAAAACTAACCAAAGGAGCACAGAGATGGATCAGATTAAACAAGCGGCTGAGCAGGCTTATGCCACGATTGTGGCTGAACTTGCTGCGCCGTATTTCTTCGAGAAACTTGCCGCCCACGGGGTTGCCCCGCGGTCGGAGCAGGAGGCCTCTGAAATGTGGTCGATTGCGAACAAGTTACATGTGCTCTACACGGCGGAACAAGAAAAGGCCGCTGCGGCGCAGGTTTCGGGACTGTCGGCTGCTAACCAGCGACTCGACGCCGTCCTCGCCGCGGCGGGCCTTTCTGGCCCGGTTGAGAAAGTGGCCGCTTTCAAGGGGGCCGCTGACGTGGCGGCAGAGCAGCCGGCGATTGCCAATGCTGTTCTGACGCTGCAAGCCGCGGCTTCCGCTGCTATGCAGAACGCATCCTGAAGAATGGAGTAATTAACAATGCCAGTACCCGGTTTATACACGACAGTTAAGAACACATCGGGCGCCGCCCGCGTGTTCGGTTTCCTTGGCGCCCACGGCAAGCGGCTTGAAGCGGACGCAACCTACACGGTTGCGGGCGACCTCGTAGCTAAGCTTGGTAACGGCGGCAGGGGCAGTCAGCGACAATTCAAGGCTCTTGAAAAGGCCCTTGAGACAAACAAGATCGATATTTTAAGTTCGCCCGCTGTTTACATGCTCGACGCGACCGACAATAGCGTTGATCAGTTGCGGATCAATAACAACACGCTCGGCACAGTGACGCCGACGGGGTGGACTTGATTAAAAAAAATCGGTTTGAATTTTTACAAGGGCTGGCTGCTTAAGCGGCCAGCCCTTGCTGTTTGTACACTAGAACTATACACGGAGTGATTTATGGTAGTAATTGCAACGCCGACGTCGCATCCGTTAGTTCAGTGCTGCGACAACGCCAATACGCCGCAAGTTTTAAATCCCGTATCTTGTGCAATACAGAACAAGTTGCAGGCCCCGGTAACTTCGCAGAACGGGCAGCAATTGTTGTCAAAGATGCGGGCTATATCGGTTACACAAGGCCAGTGCTCAACTGTCGAATGGCAGATGATTAACAAGGATGGCGTGCCGGTAGATTTACGGCCGTGTGGCTTTGGCGGCGTGACAGCGCCGTTATCTTTTACAGTTGTGTTGCGTTTAAAAGAACAGCTAGCCCTCGGTAATACGAATCCGGTCACGCAGGTGACAGCAACAGTGCACGACGCAGAGCACGGCATTGTCCGGGCAGCGTTGACAAAGCAAATGGTTGGTTTGCCCGGCATCTACTACGCCGAGATGGCTTTGCTTGACGTAGCAGCAGAGAATGCAGCCCAGCCGTGCGTTGTGTTTTCAAACTTGTTTTATGTCGTTATTAATCGCAGCACATTCGAAGAAGCCGGTCGTGTGGGCGGGCCCCCGAGCGTTGCAGAGATTCGACTGCACCTTCGCGACTCAAGCCCCGGCGAAAGTTTCTTGCTGGATAATCTGATGTTTGACGACGCAGAAATCGCATTGGCAATTGTGCGCCCTGTGCAATACTGGAACGAAATCCCGCCGCCGCTCGACACGACATACAACACACAAAATTTCCCGTTCCGCTATCACTGGCTTGAAGGTATTTGTGCGAATCTGTTTTTTATGGTGGCGGAGCAGTATAGGCGTAATCAGTTGTCGTATTCTGCTGGCGGGCTGCAGGTAGACGACCAGAATAAAGAAGCAGCCTACGAACGTGCCGGCCAGGCCAGGTGGCAGGCGTATCGAGAATGGGTGCGAGCTACGAAAGCCAGCATTAACTTAGAGAGTTGCTACGGTGAAGTAACGTCGTCGTATAAGTACAGCGCCTACACCGACGCCATCCGTATTCGTTATTAAACTATCTCATTCTGGAAACTGGAAAATTTGACGTAAGTGCTTTGTTTCCTAGCACTTTCGCAATTCGCGAATTTGGAATATGTCGCTTGTCCGCAGTTCGCGAACCGTGGACATGTTACAGAATCGCGGTCCAAAATCTTTTTGGCATAGGTTCTGTAACACCTAAATACGTGCCCAATTTCTGGCATATTCTTTGTAGCCCAGGGCTACATGTCAGACGCAATTGTGTTGGCACGCACATTTGCGTTTTTGGGTTTTTGTGTGCTCACAGAAGTGGAGACTACCTGTGAAGGCAGTGAATGACATCACGCAGTTTTTTCTGCGGGGGATGAAGAAGATGTTCGCCGAGCAACAAGAGAGTGGCAAGAAGACGCCGCTCGACGATATCAACGAGATACGGAAAAATGTCGGCGACTCGTTGCACGACAAAGATGTCAAAGACGCCATGAAGGCGGCCTTGGGGGTGAGCACCACGCTGCTGGTCACGATGACCATCCACAGCGTGCAGCAGGCTCTCAATCAGGCGGGCCGGGTGCTCGTCCGCATTGGGGACCCGGATAACGTTCCGCCGGAGAGCCGGATCGCGCCGGAGGAACTTGCGGAGAAAGCGATGGAGGCGGCCCACAAGTTGGCCGCGGTGATGAGCGTGCTTGAGGCTATGTCGATGTGCGCACTGGAACACACCGATATGGAGCACATCGTGGAGACGCTCTACGACGCGCATCTTCCGAGACTGCTGGCGGAAGAAGCCGGGGCTGCCACGCCGCCGCAGGCAAAGCCCATCAGCGGCACTGCAACGCCGCTGAACCAGAAATGGAACCCGTCGGCAAACTGACGCCTATGCGGCAGTTAGCGCTGCTGCCGCATTTGCGGTGCCGTGGGCGATCATCCCTAGGGTGTGTTGTTTAAAACTTTCGAGTTTAACACTCCGCCTGGCTACGGCCGCGCGGAGTGTTTTTTTTAGCTATTGGCGAGCACCTAAATAATTCGCAATTTAATGGCATATTTTTTGTATCCCCGGTTCTATTCATTCCCTAAGAAGGAGATGTGCATGGTTGGAAACCTGTTGCCCGGATACCACGCCCGCAAGGGTGAACTGCTGGCCGCGCGATGGCTGGCGACGATCACGGACCTGCTCCGTGCGGTTCTCCTCGTCGGAGACCCCGGCACGGGCAAGACGTTCTTTGCCGAGTGCTTTGCAAAAAGCATGAACGCAATGCATCTGTTTGTGCCGTGCCATCCATGGTTGACGGCTGAGGAGATGCAGCAGGGTGTCGACATCGGCCAAGTGGCGGTCGGCGTTCAACAGGCTGACGACGCCTACTTGGACGGGCAACTGCTGCGTGCAGTTCGTGCCAGCCACGAACAGAAGGTCGTGCTGGTGCTTGACGAGGTGGAAAAGGCTGGCAGTCGTTTCTACCCGCTTGTGCTGGACTTTCTTCAGCACGGTCGGGTGCCCGATGCACGACACAAAATGCATCAGGCGACTCTTCGCAATTTGTTCGTAGTTCTAACCGCGAACGAAGAAGCGGAGATTCCGGAAGCGGTTAAGCGCCGCTGCTTCCGGGTGACGATGGAGTTCTTGCCGGAGAACGTCGAGATCGATGTTCTCCGCAAGACAACGGGTGCTCCGGGAGGTGCGTGCCGGCTCGTCGTGCGAATGGCTAACACTATCCGCACGCGAGGCGAGTCTAAGCCCTCGCTGCAGGAGTTGCGTGAACTTCTGCGGGCCAGAGATCTCGTCTCGTCGATTGACGAGGCTGAGATGCTGATCGACGCGTTCTTGGTGAAGGCCAAGCGCGACCGAGAGGCGATCGTTAAGGAAATCCGCACGCCGGGTGCGGCCCTGCTTGGAGAAATCAAGCGGGTGTGACGGTTGTTCAGGGGGCACGATTCTGTGGCGGGAATCGTGCCCCCTTACCCTTACCGCCAAGGAGTTTGCATGGATTTAACAATCCGGCAGGTGCAGCGTTTGCTGCATAAGTCGAGGACGAATCCGAACACCTTGGTGGCAGAGGGTGTTCGAGACATTGCCCAATTGGCAAACCACTTAGTTGGTTTGAATATTGTGGCTGTCGGGGCTGTACACAACGGGCATCTCTGGATGTCCGTAGCAAGTAACTTCGCACCGCGCGGCACGCGGGCGATGTATGCCTACCTGGACCCGCATCACGCCGTAGACCGCTTGTGCCGCAAGTACGGGCCCAATGCTTCTGTTAAAGACATAATTAAACAGGAGCAGCCAGCCAAGCAACCGCCGCAGCCGCCTAAGCCGGAAAGCGGCGAGGGCAGCGACGCCGATGCGGACGGCCACGAGGACGCAGATGCTGAGACTCAGGCCGAGCCCAGCACCTCAGCCAAGGACATGGCTAAGGCCCGCGAAGCAGCCGAAGACTGGCGTGCAGACGAAGCGGCACGGCAGCGGCAAGCCGAAGCCGAGGCACAGGCCGCGGCGGCAAGAAAGAAGTTAGCAGACAATCTTGCTGCTGCTAAGGCGAAGGCTTTGGCAGAAGCGAAGAAAGCCGCCCAGAACGCCAAACGACAGCCGAGCGGTTACCGCCGTTGCGGAGCCAAACAAGCCCTTAAAAAGGCACGCCAGGCTGTGTCGTTTAGTCAGGCCGCAGAGGCGTCTGGGCCGTCGCTGGCGTCTCGGCACGCCCTGTCGAGTGCTAACGGTCGCTTGCGGGCTGTACCCGCGGCGCTGCGAAGCCAGATGGCAGAGTTGCTTAACAGGCTCGTGGGCAACACAGGAAATACCGGCGGCAACGTCGGACCGATTCCTGTGTACGACAGTCGTAGGTTGGTTAAGCGGTTGCTCGTCAAACGACCGCTACCCAACGCGCTGAAGGAGGACGTCATTTCCGGGCGACCGGTGACGTTAATCCTTCCTGATGTTTCGCCGTCTTGTGCCAAGCAGGCACAGGCCGCGTGTGACATCGCCAATGCCGCCGGGTACGCAGGAGTTAGCGGCTCCGACGTACTCGTTCTGCCACATAGCAACGGCTGCATCGAAGAACACGTCGATGCGTACATGCCGTGGTTTAATGGCAGGCCCGTTGATGTTCGCGGTACGGCGTTAAGGACGCTGTTCCGGACCATTATTACGGGCAAGTCTTCGTACAAGCTCCGCGTAGTGATCGCCGTCGGCGACCATGACGCGGTAGACATGTACGAACAACTGGCGGGATTGCGGCAGGTAACAAGGTTGATTTGGCTGCACAACGCCAGTGGTCGCCACGGCGGCCTGCGCAATCGTGTGGTCACATCGACGCCCGAAGACTGTCCGGGGTGGGTACCGGACTCCCTTAAGAAGTTGTCGCTGATCTGGGGCTGTCACAGTCAGCGGCGCATGCTTAAAGGGCTTGCTTTAAGTCTTCGGTAAACGTGATGCACGGGCACCATTCCCGGCACGCGGTACTGAAAGGAGGTGCCTCATGACCTGGCCCTGATACAGTTCCTTTTTAAAAACCCGGGCTGCTGCTTTTTCCGTCGGCAGCTGCGGGTATTCGCAACACGCGGTAAGTGACCGCATTCGTGCGGTTGCGAACGGAAAAAACAGGCTGTCCGAATACAGCCCGGAGAAAAAAGTTAACGCCTTGTCGGGTTAACAATTTCGGGGGTAAATCACAAATAAACCCTTAGATGTCGGCTTGAGTCGGTCGGGACGTCGAAAAAAGAACGGGAGTACTACCGTTGTAATTAATTCGAAACGCCGCCCGCTCTCAACGCTCACATCACATTTGTGGCGGGGACTAGGCATTGCATGCAGGTCAAGACAATTGCAAATGCTGTATACCCGCGTGCCGCGTGCACACTCAATTGCGTCACGTTGTGTGGCCCTTGACGGCCACATAACATGCTCCTCCCACCAAGCCACTTAGACGCTGTTTTAAAATAATAACGTCGGCTGCCACACGCGTCTGGCACTCAGCGTCATATAAGTGTTACCGTCACGACCGGGAAGACGAAAGTCGGTGGGCCGCCGCTGCCGAGTAATCGGTAGCCTTGGGATGCGTCCCAAGTGAAAAGCGTAGGGAAAATGGGGCTGGACGGATCATAGTACCGCCTAGCCCCATTTTTTTAGATATCAGCGGTATGTGTAAAATGTAGAATGGCTGGACGTTTGGTGCGGAACGCATCAAAAAAGTTATGTCATTCCGCACAGGTTATCAAATGACCCAACAGCGCGTCTTCCCGTTCCGCCGAATCTCAGTCGACCACATGGTTCGCGGCGTAACGCGTGTGTGGTGGCAATTAGAGCCGTTATTTAATGACCCCGGCCCGTATACGTTTCAACTTCAGTTCGGCCACACCGGTCTTCGCGACACACCTGATTGGAAAGATATCGGCAATCCTGTCGTCAATACATACACGGCAGCAGATGCCGCGTGGCGCGAGGGCGGGTACGATATTCTGTCGCATTACCGAGTTAAATTAACAACTTCTGTCGGCGTATACGTTTCGCAGGCGGCCAACTGCTACGGCGACCTGACAGAAAAAGACTGGCTCCTTGCACGTGAGATCATGCGTAAAGAGCAACTGCGTAACAGGCTTGTATCTGTTCCGGGCTACCTAATTAAACCTTATCGCTACGGAAAGCCGTGCAAACGTTGCCGTGATCAGTTGACCCAAGAAATTACAGACGCCAACTGTGACATCTGTAGCGGCACAGGGTTTGAAATTGGGTTCCATCCACCGCTTGGCCTACAGTGCTGGGATCTATCACCCGAAATTATTCAAGAAGACGTAAACAATGAAGTAAAGGGCTCGACGCGAGAGAACGCGTATGTCACTGCCCGTGTAATTGGTTTTCCGGCACTCAATAAAAACGATATATGGGTAAACGGTGCTAGTGACGAGCGCTGGCGGGTAGAGACAATACAGGTGGCGGCGAGCATTCGCGGAGTTCCAATTGTTTATTCTGTCAAAATGGGTTTAGTGCCTTTTAATAACTCGGTGTACAGTTTAGAGGTCGGCGGCGAGCCTGAATCACGACCCGGCCCGACGCTACCTGTGAAAGGTTGTGGTGCCATCGCTATCGACCACAATTACGGCGGACAAGAAAATTTAATATACACCGCAAGCATCGACGGGTGCCCGATAATTGGTGCCTCTGTGTACGTGTTTACGCGTGCCGTGTTTGACGATGCAGAAACAGACACTCCGCGAAACTTGGCAGTAGCGGGCACAACTACTCGAGCAAATGGCCGATGGACTGAGTCTTTAAAACTAGACCCAGGCGAGTACGCTATCTTATTTGAGAAGTTAGGCGAGTATGGGCCGGATGTAGCGTACATAGAAGTGACCGTGCCAGCGTTACCGCAAATGGCGCCCGCAGCCGCACCGTCACCACGCCCTAACATTAAACCATTAAATAACAGCAAAGACCGTACGAACGGATTCTGGGATATCTAATGTTTCTTGATAAGATTAAACTCACGTCGCCGATAGTGTTTAACGATAAAAAACTGCAACTCTGGCCGCGGTTACAACTTATTGAAAAGAGAGAAGCCCGTGAGCGACTGCCCGCAAAACCAAAACCCGCCGGAAGTTGAAGACCTGTTTCCGGAAGGCAGCGAGACCGAAAACCGCCTGCCGAAAGTGAGTGCCTTGTGCTCGTACGGCATGCGCCCCCACGTTATGACCGGTTTTCTTCGACAACTGCTTATCGGGCATTTCGCAGACACCGACAATATCGACGACCCGAAACTCCGGCAGCAACTGCAAGAATTAAATGATTGGAAACCGGCCGAAAACGATACGTACGAAAAGGTATACGGCCCTATCCTTATTGAGAGCATTACACGCTGGGTGCCGAATCAAATAGACAAACGACCCGCAATACTTATTAAACGAAACGGGTGGAAGTGGCAAAAACAAGGTATTGGTGACATTACAAGTACCAATGCTTATACTGGAAGCACGTCGTATGCGGGTTTATGGGACGGCAGCCACACATTGTTCTGCCT